ATGATGATTAGATATGACAAGCCGATTATCAAGACCGCCGCAGAAATGAAGCCCGGCGACATCTTCCGTACCGAGTATGGCGATTACGGCAACTGGTGCGAGTTTGTTTTTGAAAGCTGCAATGCACACCTTTTCGATGCGACGGAAATACACTTCCATAGAAAAGGACATACGCAAAGCGAAACGTGCTACAGTATGACAAACATACACAAAGTGGTCTATGAGGTTGTCGGCAGAGAATCAGTATAAAGGAAAAAGGCTGTCACAAGGACAGCCAAAGAAATAAATATAAAAGTGCTACTGTGATGAGTATATCACATTCAGAAAGGAATGTCAAGATATGGCGATGTCGTTGAAAACACGAGTGATGTTGAGAATAGGTGCTGTTGCAGACAGCGAGTTTTGGGCGGCGTTACCTAAGGCTCATGCAAAGCTCTTCCGCATTATAGAAAGAGAGGGAGATGCGGGCGGAGCAAGATTAACGATAGATTATGCTGTTATGCTGATTGCAGAACAGATAGTCATAAACAGAATGATGTCAGAAACTTTAGGAGGTGCTACACAAAATGGACGGTCAGATTATCACAATAAAGCAGTTGCCGATAATCGAAGAAAGATTACAGCTTATCAAAGCTGAGATCGACGCTAAGACACAGCACGTTTTAGCGCTTGACTGTAACGACGCTACAGTCAAGGCAATCAAAAGCCTCAGAGCAGACTTAAACAAGGATTTCAGCGATCTCGAGGAAAAGCGCAAAGAGGTCAAGCGTGCGGTTATGTCACCGTATGAAAGATTTGAGGAAGTGTATACCGAATGCGTAACCAACATATACAAGCAGACGGACGCAATCCTCAAGGGGCGTATAGCGATTGTTGAGAACGCAATCAAAGCTAACAAGGAAAAGGAAATCAGAGCATACTATGACGAGTATGCGGAAAGTCTGGGTATCGACTTTGTTCCCTACGAAAAAAGCGGTATCACGGTAACACTTTCAGCAAGCGCAAAAAAGCTCAAGGAACAGGCTGCTGCATATCTTGACAGAATAGCGGACGAGCTGAAGCTTATCGGCACTCAGCCACAGGACTTACAGCCGGAAATCCTCGTTGAATACAAGCGGACAGTCAATGTCGCATATTCCATTCAGACGGTTATCGAGCGTAAAAAGGCAATCGAAGAAGAAGCAGAGAGAGCCAGACAGCAGGCGGAACAGCAGACAATCTATGAAGCGGCTGAGGCTCGTGTCGATGAGGCAGTCGAAAGTTACGGCGAAGAACAGCAGGAAGCGATTGCACCGCCTACTGTTGCCGAAGCACAGGAACAGCCTGCAAAGCTGTACCGTGTTGCATTCGCTGTTAATGGAACGCTTGAAGAAATAAAAGCGTTAAAGAATTTCTTGGTAAACGGAGGTTACAAGTATGAGCAGTTATAATGCACCGGTCGAGAAGAAGCCTAAATTTTCGGTGGCGATAAGCACACCAACGTATCAGAATCTGATACGCAACACGCTTGCCGATCCCGAAAGGGCAAAACGCTTTATTGCGTCAATCACATCTGCGGTAGCGGTCAATCCGCAGTTGCAGGAGTGCGAAACATCTACGATTGTAGCAGGCGCACTCCTCGGCGAAAGTCTTAATCTTTCGCCGTCACCACAGCTTGGTCAGTTCTATTTAGTGCCGTTTAAGCAGAAAGCGAAGTATGACCGTAATCGTAATCTGATTTCGCCCGAATGCGTCAACGCACAGTTTGTTCTTGGCTACAAAGGCTACATTCAGCTTGCAGTGCGTAGCGGTATGTACCGCAAAATCATCGTCCACGAAATCAAGGACGGCGAACTGATACGCTGGGATCCGCTGATGGAAGAATTTGAAGCGAGCTTCATCGAAAACGAAGAAAAGCGTGATAAGACAGACACTATAGGATATTACGCAATGTTTGAGTACGTTGACGGCTTCAGAAAAACGCTGTACTGGAGCAAGGATAAAATGCTTGTGTATGCAGACAAGTACAGCCCTGCGTTTAGTAAAGATGCATATGCAAAGCTGATAAACAACGAAATCCCGGCAAACGAGATGTGGAAATACTCGTCGTTCTGGTACAAAAGCTTTGATGATATGGCGAAAAAGACTATGATACGTCAGCTGATCAGCAAGTGGGGCGGAATGGCGGTAGAACCGCTGAGAGTAGCGCTTGAACACGATAACAACGTTCTTCAGCGTAGTTCTGACGGCTTTGAAAATATCGCAACCGAAGCGGACGTAATGCCCGCAGAACCGCACCTTGTAAGTAATAACGAAGTAACACAGCCCGAAGTTGCTGATGTTGTAGAGAATATAAACCTTGAAGACTTATGATTAAGTACGAGATAATCTCCACCGGATCGCAGGGCAATGCGGTGGTTATTGAGGATAACATTCTGATTGACTGCGGTGTAAGTTATAAGCTGATACATCCGTATGCGGACAAGCTGAAGCTTGTATTGCTTACACACATTCATTCAGACCACTTTAATAAATCCTCGATACGAAGTCTTGCAAGGGACAGACCGTTACTGCGTTTCGGTTGTTGCGGTTGGCTTGTGCCCGTGCTTTTAGATATGGGTATATCCAAACGCCGAATAGACGTTTATGAATACGGAAAAATGTACGGTTACGGGATATGTAATTTAATCCCCGTACCGCTAAAGCACAACGTACCAAACTGCGGCTATAAGCTACATTTTGCCGACAAGGGTAAGATGATATATGCCACCGACACAAACAACCTTAACGGCGTTACAGCCCGCAATTACGACCTCTATATGATAGAGGCTAATCACACGGAGGCGGATATAAAGGAACGCATCGCAAAAAAGAAAATTGCAGGCGAATACGCCTACGAAATTCAGGCAGAGAAAAATCATCTGTCTAAAGAAAAATGCGATGACTTTATCTACCGCAACATAGGTCCTAACGGCGTATATGTGTATATGCACACTCACAGGGAGCGTGATACAGATGATAACGACCGGAAAGATACTTAAATTTGACAAGCACGGCAATAAGCTGTTGCTGGAACTTCCCGAAAACGTTGAACGGGAATTGATACAAAAGCATATCGGCAGTGTAGAACTGCGACTGAATGACGGTCGCAGGATCTCCGCCGACCAAAGAAGAAAGATATTCGCTATCGTTCGTGACATTGCATTGTGGAGCGGGCATGAGCCTGAATTTATCAGGGCATACATGACGTGGGACTACATCAAGCGTCACGACGGCGAATGGTTTTCGCTGTCCGATGTCGATATGACAACGGCAAAGGACTTTATAACACACCTGATAGAGTTCTGTTTTCATTGGGATGTGCCGACGAAAGACACACTGCTTCACGAAACAGACGATATAGGTAAATATCTGTATATGTGCCTTGAACACCGCAAATGTGCTATATGCAACGCACGAGCGGAAGTACACCATGTAGACCGCATAGGCATAGGCGGAGATCGTGAGGAAACAGTCCACATAGGAATGAGAGCAATCGCTCTATGTCATGAACATCACATGGAGGCGCATATCAGAGAAAAAGAGCTGTTTGAAGAAAACTACATCTACGGTATAAAGCTTGACGAATACTTATGTAAAAAGCTCAGGCTTAATACAAAGTCAAGGAGGTAGCGATGGCAAGACCTCAATGCGACGGTTTGTCGTACTTTCCTTTTGATGTGGACTTTTTTTCGGATAGGAAAATCAAGATTATACGAGGCTCGGAATATGGCACTGATGCGATAATAATTTACATTTACCTACTTTGTGAGATATACAAAGGCAAGGGGTACTACATCGCATACGACGACGATTTAGTGTGCTGCGCAAGTGCAGATACAGGAGTGCCGGAGGGCAAGACAAGGCAGATAGTACAGCTCCTCGCAAGCAAGTCACTGTTTGATAACACACGGTTTTCGGCGGACAACTTACTTACTGCTGCATCAATACAAACACGTTACCAAGAAGCAAAAAAATCCACAAAAAGAGACGTGTTTGTGGAACCCAGCGTTTGGATTTTAAACGAAGAAGCGACGTTAGGGTTTATTAAAGTGCACCCAAAAGAGAGTTTTTCCGAGAAAAAACCCAGTAAATCCGAGAAAAACCCCGATAAATCCGAGAAAAACCCTACAAAAGAAAATAAAATAAAAGAAAATAAAAATAAAATAAATAAAACTAAAACCGCAACAGCTATCGCAGTTGCTCCGGAGCTTGAGCCGGCATGGCAGGCATTTCTCGAAATGCGAAAGAAAATGCGCAAACCGATGACAGAGTACGCAATGGAAATAACAATCAAAAAGCTTGAAACTCTTGCGCCCGGTGATACGGTAACGCAAAAGAAGATTCTTGAACAATCTGTTGAGCGTTCATGGCAAAGCGTGTATGAGCTAAAAGAGAAAGGCGGCGTGAACAATGGAAGAAATGAAAAACCTTTCAAACCAAGCGATTGGTAAGGTTCACGGTCCTATCTATACAAGCAAAGAAGTCGAAGAACTGGGAATACCGAGTACGCAACCTGTTCCAAAACCGGAAAAGTGCAAATACTGTGGGAAAACGTTGTACTACGAGTGCGTTGTACTTATGGGGCAGGCGATGATCTGGAATCTTGAAAAGCCACGTTGCGATTGTGAAAAAGCGGTTGCGTTTTGGAAAGGCTGGGATGCTAAACAGGAAAAAATCAAAAAAGAAAAAGAGCTTGCCGAAGAACAAGAGCTCAGAAAGCAGAAAATTGAAAGCATACTCGGCAAGTCGGGAATAAAGAAACGTTACCTATCACGGACGATAGATAGCTTTTCCGTTACCGCTGAGAACAAAAGGTCGTTTGAAGTGGCGACTGATTATATCAAGAATTTCAGAGAATACTTCACTCAGGGTAAAGGGCTATATTTAGAAGGTCCGTGCGGAACAGGTAAAACGCACTTAGCGATTGCAATTGCGCTTGCAATCATCAATACAGGAGTTCCGGTTATCTGCAAAACGTCAATAGACATTCTCGGCGATATAAAACGTTGCTACTAGCGCAACAGCGAAGTAACGGAAGAGGAAGTCCTCGAAGCATACAAGACTGTTGACTTGCTGATAATAGATGATCTTGGAAAGGAGCAAGTGACAGAATGGTCGGTGCCCGTGCTGTATAGCATTCTGAACGAACGCTACGAAGCCTTGTTGCCGACAATAATCACAACGAATTACAACACAACTGCTCTTGCAGAAAAATTATCTGCAAAAGGCGATGCAGAAACAGCTACAGCAATAATCAGCCGCTTTGTCGAGAGCTCGAAAAGAGTTACGATGTCTTGGGCTGATTACCGCAGGAAAGGATAAATCAAATGGATAAAGAAAGTGCTATGACCAAATTAAATAACGAGGCTGCTACAGTTAGCGGCTACAATGTGCCGGCAATCGCTATCAGAGATCATATTGCTCAGCGCATAATGACCGATGTCATTTACGCCGAAAAAGTGATAGCCGAGGGCAAGACGCTTAGCAAGTGCTATCAGTACATATCGGATATAGCGTACGAAAAAGCCCGTAAAATGAGCAATACAGACAAGCGGGGCGGAATAATGATAGGAATGTCTTCTGAGGAGATATTTGCACTTGCAGACGAATACTACACGCTTTCCGATGATGAACTGAAGAAAAAGCTTGAAGCAGAAAGGCCGAAGCCTGCACCTGTCGAAAAGGCTGAAACGCCTAAGAAGAAAACAGCGGATAAGCCTAAGAAAACAAACTCTGCCGAGGAAAAAGAAGAATTAGAACAGTCATCACTGTTCGATATGGGCGTGGAGGAAACAGAAGATGATAGCATATAAAGCTTTCAACGAAGATCTGACCTGCCGTAAGTACAAATTCAAGGAAAATGAGCCTAACTACACAGATAAGGCAAATTGCAGGGAAAACGGATTCCACTGCGCCGAAAATCCGCTTGACTGCTTATCATACTACCGCTTTGATAACTGCGTGATTTACGAGGTAGATGCAACAGGCGATGTTGACGAGGACGATATAGACAGCAAGATAAGCTGTACTGTTCTCACGCTCCGCAAAAAGCTTGACGTGCTTGATTTTGTAAAGGCGGCGGCAAAATACATCACGCTGCATCCGTACCGTGAGCAGAATCACCATGTACATAATGATATGGCTTGCGGCAAAGAAGGAGATAAGTTCCTTATCGTCCGTGGAAAAACAATGGCAGTGAGCGCACAGAAAGACACCATAGTGTGTATGCTTAAAGAAAATCCGTACAGCAAAGAAATACTGTGGTATTCGATTTTTAAGGTTGACGGTAAATCAATGTTGGCAGGCGTGCCGTATAACGAATGCGGCGAAATAGTGACAGAGACGGAAATGGAGGCTCTTCATGAAATTAAAAGAACTGAGTAAGCTTCCGAAAATCACTGCACCAAAGTCGTTCGTTGAAAAAGCAGGAAAAGATACTCCCCGTATGATAAAAAAATACGGTTCGACCGAGTACAGATATGAAACAAGGGAGTATGCAAAATGCCGAATATATGGTGACATAATCAAAGTTGCTTTGTTCTATACAAAAAACTTGCGGCTCGGAGCAACGATGCCGGCGTATGAAATATTCATTGATTACAAAAACGAAGATTTTATCACTTACGATTACAGCGCAAACCGCTGGAGCAATGCAACGATAGAAAAGCTTGACACAAGCTTTTACTGGTGGTCCGAAGCAAAAGAAAAAAAGTATATGTCGGTCAAAGACAGAGCACTTCTGAAAATAAACTTGAAAATCGAGGAAGACGATAGTTGTGTCGACTATTACGGTATTCGGAAGTTTCAGCAGAGAGTCCGAGAACGTCAGTTGCTCGCAAGGCATAAGAAGGATACGGATAAATGGGACAAGGCAATGAATAAAGTTGCAGATCTGCCTAAAGACTGGGATAGGTTTGTTGCTAAAACAGTTATCAAAGATCAGTATATTTTCTACGAGTATAGCAGAAAAGATGAAAAAGACGGGTACTGTACCTGGTGTGAAAATTATGTTAAGGTTAAGAACCCTAAGCATAACTTTAATGGTCTCTGCCCTCATTGCGGCCACGAAATTCAATATAAAGCTACCGGCAAAACAGGCGCATTCTACACCAAAAACTTTGTCGCATATCTTGTTCAGCCGTATGAAGATAACTTTGTAATTAGGGTTTTCGAGGCTCGTTGCCGTTATGAAAAAGATAAATTCGGCGGATTAAGCAGAAAAGCACGGGTATATGCAGCAGAGAAACTGCGTTATATATACGACGGCAACAATTCAGCAATCGGATATAGCTATGAGTTATATAAACAACGTGAAGTACGATGGTGTTGCTTTGGCAATACTTCTCCGAGTTATTATAACAGTTGGTTTGGAACTGTGTATAAAAGAAATTTGTGCGGCAAGATCGTTAATCGCCTGTGCAGAACCGGACTTATTGAATACATCAAGAACACAGAAAAATGCGATCCGAGAGTATTCTTAACCGAGCTAAAGCGTTCGCCCGGTGTTGAACAGCTTGCAAAAGTCGGCCTGCACCGCCTTATAAACGACTGTATTTACAACTATCGCTACGATTGCGACTATAGATTTAACGGCGGAGAGCTGGCAAAAGCACTGCATATCGACAAATACCGCATGAAACGGCTCGTAAAAAGTAACGGCGGTCTTGTATATCTCGAGTGGCTAAAAAATGAAAAAGAAAAGAACACTGTATATGATGATACGACAATACAGTGGCTTGAACAACAGAATATCAGACCGGAGGATATAGAATTTATTTCCGACAGAATGAGTGTTCAGCAGATAAAAAACTATATATGCCGTCAGATGTCCGAAAACAGTATGACAAGCAGAGGTGTAATACAGACGTGGAGCGATTATCTTGGTATGGCCGAACGGCTGAAAATGAATACATCTGATCCTATCGTGTACCGAGCGAAAAAGCTCAGGCAGCGTCACGACGAACTGGTAAAAGAGGTTGATGACAAAGAACGTGCGTTAAGAGCGGTTGAAATCAGCAAGAAATATCCTAACATAGAAACGGTTTTGCAAAAAATAAAGCCAAAATACGAGTATGAAGACGAAACGTACTCAATACTCATACCGGGAAAAATAGAGGACATTCTTGCCGAAGGAGCGGCACTGCACCACTGCATAGACAAAACAGACAGATATTTTGACCGCATAAACGTACAGGAATCATATCTGATGTTTCTACGCCGAACGGCCGAAAAGGACAAGCCGTATTATACCCTTGAGGTCGAGCCAAACGGCACAGTGCGGCAGAAGCGAACGGAGTTTGACAGGCAGAACCCCGACATAGAAGACGCAAAAACGTTTTTGCGCAAATGGCAGAAAATAATATCAAAGCGACTTAGCTCCGAAGATATTAAGCTTGCAAACAAAAGCAAGAAGTTGAGAAACGAAGAGTTTGAGGAGCTTGAACGCACAAAAGCAAGAATCCGCAACGGCACATTACAAGGACATTTACTTGTTACGGTGCTTCGGGAGGATCTAATGGAAAATACAGACGAAAGCGAAAAGGTGAGCGTATGATAAGAATATATCCTCAGAGAGGCGGTGCACTGAACGAAAATGACAGACTGGATCTCGCACGACTGCTGATAAAAGCCGGATATAAAGTGAGGATCGGCAAAGAAAAAATGAACGGCGGTAGCACATATACCTACTTCATCGAATACGAAGAGGTGCGCAATGGCACTTAATCTCACAAAAAAACAGCTGAAAGCTCTCGGAATATCAATTCCCGAGAGCGAGAAGCCGAATAAATATCGCTCAAAAGCCTGTAAAATTGATGGTATAACGTTTCAGAGCACAGCAGAAGCAAATTACTACTACAAGCTTAAAATGCTTGTAAAGGCTAAAAAAATCGCCGGTTTCTGCCGTCAACCACGTTTTGTTATAACCGAGGGCGATAATAATACACGTTGCGTAGAATATGTTGCTGATTTCATCGAATTTCACAACGACGGAACGTATCGCATTGTAGATGTCAAGGGCATTCAGACACCAGTGTTTAAGCTCAAAATGAAAAGCTTACACGAAAAATACCCGACGATAAAAATAAACTTGGAGGATTAAAAGATGATGGCCAATAGAAAAGAACTCTCAGATAAGCTTAAAAAGCTCAAGGATGTAATCATGAAGGATTCAGGCGCACTTTTCCGTGGTGGAAAAATCGTAGCGAGCAACCCAGCGTTTGCATTGTCTGTCAATTTTGATTGTGGTAACATCGAAGATTTTGCACTACCGACAACTGCTATCAGTTTCATCGAAAATATGGTTGATGAAGAAATCGAACTTCAGCCGAGCAAAAACAAAATTGTTATCAAGGGCAAGCGCAACAAGGGAACATTTGCTACAGTTGCACCGTCAATCTATCATGTAAGCGAGCCGGAAGCGAATGACACGCTTTTGGCGTTTGCAGATGACGATTTTCTGCGGGCGGCCAACAGCGTAACATACGCTTGTAGCGTTATTGATACACGACCGGCACAGATGGGCGTATTGCTTGACAGTGACGAAAACGGAAAGCTGAATATAATCGCAAGCGACGGAGTTAAGCTCGCCGCAAACTCGGTTGATTACAACGGCGAGATCAGAGCAGTAATACCTAAAGCTGCATTTAAAAAGCTTTTGTCGATTTCAAGCGGCAACGGCATCACGCTTAAAAAGACAAGCAGTGCCAATCAGCTGGCATTTGAAACAGGAGAATACACGCTGTTTGTTCAGCTCTTGGAAAACAATTTCTTTAACTACAAGCCATTACTGGAGCTTGCAAGCCCCAGTAGCGAAAATGAGCTGAAAATCAACAGCGTGTCGCTTCTTAATGCACTTCAGAGGGCAAAAATATGCGAGGGTGCAAAACGTTCGGCGATCGTCATGACGCTTGAAGAAAACATGAATACGGTGATGATTAAAACGACCGATTCCCTTGAAGCATTTTCGGAGGAAATCGAGATAGAAAACACTGTCGATAAAGCAGTGAGTGTAGCATTTAACGGCGATTATATGAGTGAGATGCTTCACGCCGCAGGCGCAGATAATCCGTCAATAACAATGACTATAACAGGCAGTGGAAAGCCGATTATTGTCAAGAGTGCCGGCGGCTTTATAGGCTTGCTACAGCCCATACGAATGAAAAAGTAAGGTGAGTAATCAATGAAAAATCTGAATGAAATAAAAGAGCTGCCTAACCTGATGATACAGCATGTCACTGTAGACGGAGGGTTCGGAGTGTTATTCAAAGCCGGCAAAAGCTTCGCAACTGTCGTATGGAGCAACGGCGGCGGGTGGGAACACGTCAGTATTAGCCCGTTTAAGCGTTCGTATACGCCGACATGGGACGAAATGTGCAAGCTGAAAGATATGTTCTTCTATAGCGATGAAACGGTAGTGCAGTACCACCCTGCGAAAAACGAGTATGTAAACAACCTACCGAACTGTTTACATCTTTGGCGACCTATCAACGAGAAAATGCCTGCACCGCCGTCAATCTTTGTAGGCGTTAAGCACGGTCAGAGCCTTGAGGAAGTCAAAGCGGCTATAAAAGACGCCTGTGAGCATTAAGCAAGGTGTAACAGATGAGGTATTATAATAATAAACGCTATAACAGCGCAAGACGTTCAAGAAGATTACGCAAAATGTTTGAGAAAACGTGTCCTAAAGCGAATTACTGCAAGAACGCAGACAGATGCGACTATGAGCATACGTTCGTGGGCGAGAAGCTGTGTTTTGAAAGAAAGGAGTATGACAAATGAATGAAGAAGAGATCTTGAACAAATGTAAGGAAAGGTTTGCTGCTCATAAGGCAACTTTAATACAGGACACTGACCGCTATATGATTATTGATTGGCGCAAAGCCGATGGAAGTATCGACTATTATGTTAATTACATTCTCGATAAAAAGAGAGGAAGTCTGATAATAAGCGGCGACTTGGGAGATTGCATTGCAACGTGGTACAATGCGGTCAGTCCCAGACAAATGAGAAGCTATCTCAAAGATGTTCATTACTTCACAAGCAAATTTCAGTGTTCGACCGATAAATATATCTACGATCCGGACAGCGCTTTTGAAGACATAAAATATCGGCTTAAAGACTACATGGAGTTAGAGCTCGAAGAACTGCTGAATGCCTGCAGAAAGCATTTATGGTATTCAGTTGAAACAGAAGAGGAACTTTGGAACGCTGTAAAATCGGATATAGATGAGAATTGGTTTTCGGATGCCAAACCGCATTATTCGACAGATATGACAAACTTTTTACAAGAACTGTACTATGAGTATTATGAGTGGCTTTATGACTGCGGAAGCAGTATAAATATGTGTGTGTATCTATGGGCGGTCGGCTATGAAATGGCTTATACACAGCTGGAATGTGAAAAAACGGACAAGGAGACAGAATGAAAACGGTAACACTAATACTCGCTGATGAATGTGACGAGGTTGTGTCTTTAACAACCTTCGGTACAAGCAAAAAAGACGGTTATCCGAGAATATGTACAGGTGCTTTTAAAGTAAATCATGGAGATGTGGTGCATTTTCCGGGAGCTATAGAGGAAGGAAAGGAGAAAAAGCATGAGCGTTAGAGCGGTGATGATAAGCATTCAGCCACAATGGTGTGCTTTGATTGCAAACGGCAAGAAAACGCTTGAAGTGCGCAAAAGCAAGTCTAAAATCAGAACTCCCTTCAAGTGTTATATATACTGCACTAAAGGCAAAAACAAGCTCTTTTGGACTGGAAAAAGATACTCATACACTGATGACCACAGTCACAACGCTTTCGATAAAGCGGGAAACGGAAAAATCATTGGAGAATTTGTGTGTGATTCAATTTTTCCGATAAGCGTTGAATATAGTGATGCTTCGAGTAGTGCCGCTTTAAACGAATTTCCTTATACTTGCCTGACCGACAAACAGATTATGGACTATCTTGGCAACGGCAAAACAGGATATGCGTGGCACATATCTTGTCTTAAAATTTACGAAGAACCAAAAGAATTAAACGAGTTTGTTTGTAACGGCAAAACAATCAATCGTCCGCCGCAGTCATGGTGTTATGTAGAAGGGTTGGAAATATGAGATGTGATTGCTGTCCTTTATGCCCTATTGCTGAGGACGATGTGTGTCCAGAAAGCGAAGGAAAATACGGAATAGAGCACGCTGACGGTATGCTCGGTTGCCGTCACCCGAAGAATTGGGTAGAAAAACGAGATAAAGAGCACGATGAATATTTCGGCAACATGGGCATCGATATGGGCGTCGAAATGTCTATGACAGAAGACAAAAGAAAAATAGCTGTAGAATATTGTAGCCATATGGTAGGGCTTGATTATGTAAAACCGTACCGAAGACATGGCAAGGCGTTTTATAAACCGTATCGTAATTATTGGGGTGCAAATCCCGACGGCGAGCCGATATTAGATAAACTTCCGAGGTTTCTCATAACGAGAGAAGCCGACAGAAAAGGTGTTTGGTACACATTAACTACTGACGGTTTAAAATGGCTTGGCAGACAGCTGAAGATAACAATTAAATGTTAAGGGAGGTGTAATGTTGGAAACGAACCGTATGGACATCAATTCCGAGGGCTATCGAGATCCGACGGCAGGCAAGGCGTATGAAAATATCTGTCGTGAGGAACGTAGAAAAGAAGCGGAAACGCTTGAAATCCTCGGCAACCTCGTCAAGACAATCAAGAGGGTTGCAGAGCTTGCAGGTTTTGAAGTTGTCGGACGAATAGCCCTCAAGCACAAAGTGACAGGAAAAGAATACAGATAGAAATAAATTATACAGTGCTGCTACAACAGAAGATTTCGGACTTAAAGCCAAAGGGGGAGCTTATGCCTACTTACTTAGAAGATGAGATCATCAGAATAGCAGCCAAAGCAGGTGCCGAAGCCGCTATTCAAAAAGAAGCTGAAAAAAAGAAAGAACTTGAAAAGAAAAAACACTCAAAGCGGCTTCGTAACACTAAACTGTTGCTTGAGCATTACCGTGAGTTCAAGGCGTATTCTGCAAATGCAGTCTATAACGCCGAAACATCACCGCACGCCATTGATATACTCGAAGCTTTGTGGATAAAGGATGATGACCGCAGAGAGCTTGTAATTGACAGTATAAAGCGTAGTGCGGTGCGTACTATGGTAATCGTATCGCATATTGATACAATGCTTGACGTATACAACAGCCTCGTTGAGAAATCTAACGATGAGTTGGAAAAACGGCGTAGCAGAGTAATCACCGCCAGATACATTTCCGACGAACAGCTCACGATAGAAGAAATCGCTCGTGAAGAAAGCATAGAGCCAAGAACCGTATATCTTGACATCGAAGCGGCGGTAAGTAAGTTGTCTACCCTATTCTTTGGAATCGATATGTTTCTTAATGTGTGATTTCAAAAAGTCTTCATTGACACTTCAAACGGTCCGTGATACAATGTTATCGTAAAATCCTATATGTAGTTTCTCCTTAGTAGCAAAGAAGCGGCATATCTCGCCGGATATGCTCAAGTATTAAGGAGGTCCTATGAAAAATCAAAGAAATGTTGAGTATATCTCGCCGGATATGCTCAAACCACACCCAAAAAACTCCCGTATACACTCTGAGAAGCAGATAGAAAAGCTACAGAGAAGCATACGGGAGTTTGGCTTTGCAAAGCCTGTTATAGTTGACGAGGATTACACCATACTCGCAGGACACGGAGCAGTGCTTGCCGCAAAAGCCGAAAACCTTAAATCAATCCCCTGCTTTATCCTTACAGGGCTCACAGACGAGCAGAAACGAGCGTATATCATTACGGACAATCGCATGAGTGATTTATCCTATTTTGATATGAATGCCGTTGTAAGCGAAATTGAGGAGCTTTGCGGGCGTAATTTCGATGTCAGCATTACGGGTTTTGATGAATCTCTGATATGCAATGACAGCCTTGATGACCTTGAGAACATTTTTGAGGAGAAAAAGCACGAAAATAACGAAGCCGAGGAAAAGGACAAAAAAGACAAAAGCGTGATCTGCCCTGAATGTGGTCACGCTTTTACGCCGTGAAGCTGTTCCTTGCAAGCTCAGAGGGAAAGCAATATTTAAAAGACGAATTGATGAAAAGCCGTTATTTGCTGACGGCTTTTTTCTATTACCGAGAGTGGCAAAGAAAGTTGATAAAGAGTACCGATATGTTTCTGCTCGATTCGGGGGCATTTACATTTATGTCAAACTCCAAAGGCACTATGCCCGACTGGAACGATTACATATCGCAGTACATACGCTTTATCAACGAAAATGACATTCAATATTTTTTCGAGTTGGATATTGACTGCCTTGTCGGATATGACAAAGTAAAAGAATACCGCAAACGAATCGAATGTCAGACACAGAAACAAGCTATACCGGTATGGCACAAGAGCCGAGGTATAGAAGAATTCAAAAATCTGTGTGCCGAATACTCATATATTGCGATAGGCGGCTTTGCAATCAAAGATATAAAGCCTGCGGAATATAAATACATACACTCGCTACTGAGCTATGCAAGAGCGCATAACACCAAAGTACACGGCTTAGGGTTTACGCCTGCCGACGTAGAAAAATATGACTTCTACAGTGTTGATAGTTCGTCGTGGACGATAGGCTCACGATATGCAAGAATATATCTGTTCAAGGACGGCAGAATGACACAGGTAGGCAGACCTGCAAACACACGGCTTAAAGATTATAAGGTGCTGGACGCACATAATCTCAAGCAATGGATAAGATTTCAACAGTACCTTGATAGACGATAGGAGAACATAAAAATGATAAAGAGCGAAAAGAATTTAAATATAATGACAGCACTGTTTTGTGCGTGCCTTGTCATATCGAACGTGGTAGCCTGCAAGGTAATCGACACAGGCATATACCTGTTCGGAAGCGTAATAACAATCCCCGGAGCTGTGCTGTGCTACCCTTTAACATATCTGATAACAGATATTGTAGGCGAAAAATGGGGCAAGAAATCAGCTAATCGCATAGTGTGGATAGGGCTTGCCGCACAGCTGCTCGCAACATTCATCATAATTGTGACGCAGTATATGCCTACAGTTTCGGCAGAAACGCAGAAAGCCTATGATATGCTGTTAGGACAGAACTGGATATTTACACTCGGAAGCCTGACCGCATATCTCGTCAGCCAGAGCTTAGACGTTTCGGTCTTTCACAAAATAAGAGACGCATACATAAAGAAGCACGGTAGCACAAAAGGCGGTCGCTGGATATGGAACAATGCGTCAACGCTTACAAGTCAGCTTGTAGATACCGCAATATTCTGTGTAATTGCTTTCGGCGTTGGCTTTGGTTGGCTGTGGAATGATCCTCAGGCTGTCGTAAATATGGTTATAGGTCAGTATCTCGTAAAGGCGTGTATCGCTTTACTGGATACTCCTTTCTTTTATTTTTTCACAAAAAGGCGTTCTGCCGAAGAAGATTGCTGTAAAAATACGAATTAAATAAAATCCGAAGCGGAGAGGTGGGATAGGTGGGCAGACAAAGAAGCCCTAACAGAGATAGGGCATACGAGATGTGGAAAGAATCCAACGGCACAAAACCGTTGAAGTCTATAGCGGAAGAACTCGGCGAACCTGAAACACTTGTCCGCAAGTGGAAATGCCAGGATAAATGGGATAGCAAAAGTAACGTTACCGAAAAGAAAAAAGGTAACGTTACTAAACGCAAGCGGGGCGCACCGAAAGGCAATCACAACGCAAAAGGACACGGCGCACCGAAAGGAAACACCAACAGCTTAAAACACGGCGGTTACTCAATGCGAATGTATGGCGAGGGACTGAGCGAAGAAGAGCAAGAACTATGGGACAGCATGGATGAGGACGAAGAAGAACTGCTGCTTGAGCAAATCCGCTTTTACCGATTAAGAGAACGCCGCATACTGATAGCAATTGCGTCTTTGCAGGAAGAACACCAACTGATAACAGGCGTAATGCGAGTTGAAAATAAACGTAACTTCAAGAACGCTTCAGAAATGGAGCGGTATAATGAGCAAATCGAAGAAAAGGTTGCAAAGGGCGAACGCCTTGCAGGCGATGCGTTTCAGATGCAGACAATGACGGAAAACAGCTATAAGCGCATAGAACGGCTCGAAGCAGAACTGACGAAAGTACAGCGAGCAAAAGTTGAGGCTATCGGTAAGCTTGCTGATATACGCAAAAACCGTAGCGAAGCTACCGGGGATGAGGCGGTCGACGATTGGATAAAAGCAATTATGGACGGTGATAACGTTGAATAGACAAGACTTTATCGCCGAGCGCATTAAGCTTTACCGAAAAAATCCCGTGCTATTTGCTAACGAAGTAGTATGCTTTGTGCCTGACGAATGGCAAAGCGGTGTGCTTATGGACGTGGCTACAGTGCCGAAAGTTTCTGTCCGCAGCGGTCAGGGTGTCGGCAAGACAAGTATTGAAGCGGTTATTGCTTTGTGGTTTTTATCGTGTTTTCCTATGTCGAGAGTTGTCGCCACCGCTCCCACAGCAAGACAGCTCAATGATGTGTTATGGGCGGAGCTGTCAAAGTGGATAAGCAAAAGCCCACTTCTTAAAGCCTTACTAAAATGGACTAAAACCAAAGTCGAAGTAAGGGGCTACTCGGAGCGGTGGTTTGCGACAGCAAGAACAGCTACTACAGCCGAGAATATGCAGGGTTTCCACGAAGACAATATGCTGTTTATCATAGACGAGGCTTCGGGTGTCAGCGATGAGATCATCGAAGCTATCCTCGGTACGCTGTCAGGCAAGAACAATAAACTGCTGATGTGTGGCAACCCCACTAAAACCTCAGGCGTGTTCTTTGACAGCCACAATCGTGACCGTGCGTTATTCAAGACGTATCGTGTTTCTTCACTTGACTGCCCTCGCACGAATAAAGAAAACATAAACGCAATGCTTGAAAAATACGGACGAAACAGCAATTTCGCCCGTGTTCGTATATATGGGGATTTTCCCGAGCAGGAAGACGATGTGTTTATAACACTGTCAGCACTCGAACGATCGGCAAATACGGTTGTCGATGAGAAACCTGTTCCTGTTACCGTGCGTATCGGTTGCGACGTTGCCCGATATGGCGATGATAAAACAATTATCGGCGTAAAAGTTGACGAAAAAGTAAGCTTTTACGAAAAGGCACAGGGGCAAGATACGATGCGTACGGCTGATAACATAGCAATGTGCTACAAAAAACTGATAGACAGATACAGCCAATATAAAGGCAAAATCATCGTCACTGTCGATGACGGCGGTGTCGGCGGTGGTGTTGTTGACAGATTACGCCGTATATGCAAGGCTGATCCGAAAACTTACGGGCGCATGAAGGTAGTGCCTGTCAAGTTCGGTATGAGGATACGTCACCGCTACTATTATGACACGACAACCTATATGATGGCTGTCGTGAAAGAGCTATTGTCTGATACCGACAAAAACGGTGAAGCAAAGCCGATAGAACTTGTACTCCCGAAAGACGATGACCTTATAGCACAGCTGTCGTGCAGAAAATATACTATGACTGAAAACTCGGTTATAAAAATCGAAAGTAAAAAAGAAATGAAGGCGAGAGGGCTACCCTCTCCTGATGAGGCAGACTGCGTATTGCTGTTATGCCTGCCGATAAAGAAGGACTGAAAGGATGTTGAAAATGTCTGATGAAAAGAAAAAGCCGTCTGTTACGATAGGTGTCAAGTTTGTGGACGCACCGATAAAAAAAGCTCTGTCGGACACGGCTATGGAAAAAACAGACGAGTATACAGCTGGGGAATGGCTTGAACCGCCTGTTCCTCTTCAGGACCTCTACGAAATGTACAGGCACTCTTCAACGCTTCCTCAGTGTGTAGCCGCTTACGAACGCAACATAGCCGGCTTTGGAATTTCTATCGAATATTACGACGACAAAAACGAAGACGAAGCAATGTCAGCTGAATATACAAAAGCCGAAAAGATACTGTCTTTGATGAACTTTGACAAGCCTATCGAAGGGGTTTTCAAGGAAGCCATAAGAAGCCGTGAAATATATGGAATAGCATACATCGAAATCATTCGTAATGCTATGGGCGATGTTGTTCAGATCGAGAACATAAGAGATGTTGACACTATCCAGAAATCTGTTCTTTCAAAGGAATGGTTCGAGGTGCAGTATATGGATAAAGGCGTCCCATTCACCTATAAAAAGCGTTTCCGCAAATACAGACAGCAGGTAAGCGGTAAGTACGTTTATTTCAAGGAGTTCGGCGACAAGCGAACGCTTGACATCCGAAGCGGTGATTACGTTGACGAGGTGATTCCCGCTCAGTATCAGGCAAACGAAATTCTTGAAATAAAAATCGGCAGTATGCCTTACGGTGAGGTGCGTTGGATAGGTCAGACGCTTAGCGTTGACGGCTCAAGGCGAGCCGAGAACCTTAATAACACCTACTTCCGAAAAGGCAGACATACGCCTATGGCGATACTCGTCAAAGGCGGTACGCTCTCCCAAAAGAGCTATACTAATCTTCAGCAGAACATAACCGAAATTGAGGGCGAAAAGGGACAACACGCATTTATGGTGCTGGAGCTTGAAGGATTAAACAGCGACACAGGCTTTGAAAACACACAACGCCCGGAGGTTGAAATAAAAGACCTTGCGCCTATTCTGCAAAAAGACGAGCTGTTTCAGGAGTATCTTGACAACAACCGCCGCAGGATACAGAGTGCTTTCCAGCTTCCCGATATATATGTCGGATACAGTTCCGACTATACAAGAGCAACCGCTCAGGTAGCAATGGAAGTCACGGAACAGCAGGTTTTTCAGCCCGAAAGAGCAAGCCTTGAATGGATTATCAACAACAAGCTTCTTAACGGCTATGGTTTCAAGTATGTTCATATAACGTTCAAAGCACCTGAGATACGCAATCCCGATGATCTCTCAAAGATACTCGGCATTACAGAACGTGCAGGCGGCTTAACTCCGAACAAGGCAAAAGAAGTAACGTACAAGTTCCTCGGCGATGAATACGAGGACTATCCGGACGAATGGGGCAATATTCCTATAGCTCTTGCTCAGCAATCGTCCGCTTCTCCTGCACCGGCAGACGATACACTGATAGCCAAAAGCTCAGATGATGTTATATCGGTGCTTAAATCAATACGGGACAGGTTCGAGGAATAGAAACACTATGGATAGAAAAGCTTGCTGTGATGCCGAAATCATTGAGTGCATTAACAGGATAATCGAAAAAGACAACGACAAGCTTTACGATAAGCTAAAGAAAATGGGTATAGCTTTTGCGGCAATGACGGTCCGGCAAATCTCTTTGCTTGAAAAGCGTATAGCAACAGCAATGAAAAAATGGCATAAAAGCGAAAAGACTTCTCTGCTTAATTCAGAAAGTCTTTTTTCTTTTCTGTCCTCCCACACCACAGAATCGGAAGCTGATGCGGAGCTTGTGCAAGCAGTTTCGCAGGCGGTTGAAGAAACCTGCGGCGATGTATTACAAGCATCGGCAGATCAGTACATACGGCAGACGGACGCTGAACTGTCGGTGACGGAAATAAGTGCACCGACAGCGGCGGCAGTAAGAGAAGCAAGCGTACAGGCAGGTACATCAGTTTTAAGGCACGTTACCGATGAGATAAGCAATATCATACAGGAAGCGATAAACAACGGTGACAGCGTTGACGATGCGGCTAAACGTATCTTTGACGATAGACTGCGTGACGAATATTACGAAGCTCGCCGAGTGGCACAAACAGAAATGATGCGTACACACGCCTATGCCAAATACGAAGCACTCCAGCAGTCGCCCGTTGTAAATGCAAAGCGGTGGAGGCATACCGGAGCAAAGGGTGCAGCTTCGAGAGAAAATCACGTCAACATCAGCGGTCAGACAGTGCCGAAAGATCAACCGTTCACGCTGACGGGACGTGACGGTGCTACATATCACCCAATGCTACCGCATGACACCGCATTGCCTGCGGCAGAAGCAATCAACTGTCACTGCATACTTGAAGCGGTTATAGACAAAGATTTAAAATCCCTGCCGCCCGAGCAAAAGGCACAAATGCAACGTGATAATATCCGTATGCTTAACGAGAATTATGCTGAAAAGAGCGGAAAATACAAGCAAATTGCAGATTTGCCGATTGACAATACAACAGAAAGTGGTATAATTAAACCAATAACAGTAGATGATATTGCCGCAGTTGACAAGGACGGAGCAATATCCGATGAATGCAAAGAAGTTATTGCAAGCACTATTGAAAAATTCCAAAAAGATGGGCATGAATTTAACTTTGACGCAGTAAGAATGGTGAATATTCCCCCAAATAAAAACGGCGGTCAAGATGTCCTACGCACAAATGCAATTGATAGCGGAGGTTATCCAAAAGTAGTATTAGAAATCAATAAAAATGTTTTTGCTGATGCAGATAAACAATCGATAGATTGTATGTTTATCAATGCGGAAAACACAGTATGTAACTCTTTAGAAGATGCAGTAATTCATGAAATAGGTCATGCAAAAACAATTTATTCTCGTACCTACGCTAATTACGAGCGAATAGCAGAAGAACTTGAGTTTGTTCATGATATTGATGTATCTAAATTAGCAAGTAGCGATGGCTTAGAAGGTATAGCCGAATGTGAGGTGCTTTTAAGCCACGGAGAAAAACTATCCGATGAAATAATGAATTTTTACACGACATATACAACAGGAGGTGGTTGATATGGTACCGGTATATGTTTTCGATTGCGTATATTGTAAAAATGTGCGAAAAGATGATAAGTATAGATTGGTCTGCGGAGCTTATCCTAAAGGCTTCCCGGAAGAAATCGTCCACAGCATAATAAAACCTCACGAATTGAAAGAATGTGGAAATGGGTTTAAATTTGAGGATAAAAGAGCAAAAAAGTGAACAAAACTTAATAATTTTACCGCCCCTTTTGGAGCGGTATTTTTATATCAAAAATCAGAAAGGAAGAACTACAATGGAACTTAAAGACACGGTTGCACTTATGGCAAGTGCTGACTACAAGGAGCGGTTTAAGGCCGAATATTATCAGCTTGTAATTCGTTTCAAAAAGTTGCAGACAATGCTTGAAAAGTGGGATAAGGGCGAACTTGATTTTACACCCACTTGTCCGAAAGCCGCTTATGCTTTTCAGGTTAAAGCAATGAGCGAATATATCGCAAGTCTTGAGGTAAGAGCGGCTATCGAGTGCGTTGAATTGTAAGAGGTGGTTGCTATGACTACAAGGAAATACCGCAAGAAGCCTGTTGTTATCGAAGCATATCAGACAGACAAGGAAATGATAATACACACGCTTGAGGGTGATATGAAAGCCTCTGCGGGTGATTACATCATAACAGGAGTAAACGGCGAACAGTATCCCTGCAAGCCCGATGTTTTTGAAAAGACCTATGAACCTGTTGACTAATAATACATCGGAATGAAGCACCTTAACGGGTGCTTTTTTATATTCAAAATCAGAAAGGAGGATACCGATATGAACAATATCGAAAAGGCAATCGAGATAAGAAACGCAAGAATACGTTTTGTGTCACTTGTCGATAAGGCGGCAAATCTTCAGAGCTTCCTTGTTACCAAAAACAAGGACGGCGAAGCAAGCTTCACGACCTGCGGACAGATAGTAAAGGCGGACGCAGATAATCACTATGTCACAGGTATTGTCTATGAGCCTATGGTAAAAGACTCACAGGGCAACTTCATGACAGAAGACGAGATAGTCAAGGCGGCAAGGTGGTATGCAAAGAACGGCAATATGGTTGATGTTCAGCATAGCTTCTCGCCGCTTTCTTCGGCTTCGGTCGTAGAGAGCTGGGTCGCAAAAGCGGATTTTTCGCTCGGCGACAAAGCGGTCAAAAAAGGCACTTGGCTGATGACGGTAGAGATTTCAGACGATAAAATCTGGAACCGCATTGAAAAAGGCGAGATTACCGGCTTTTCAATGGGCGGTGTCGGTGAGTATGCTACCGAAGACGTTGACATTGACAATCTCGAAAAATCATTTAATGATGCCACTCCGAAGAAGCGCAGAGGTATCATAAAAACACTGCTGTCATTACTTGACGGCGAAAAACAGGAGGAAACAGAAGTGACAAAGGACGAAATGAAGGCTATCGTTTCTGAAACGATAGAAAAGTCTGCCGGCTCTATTGCGGCGGAAGTTGCTAAGATCATCAAGGAAGAAGCTCAGGCGGCAGACAACGGCGCATCGCAGGCAAGTTCCGAGGAAAAGAGCGCAGAGGCTGACAACACAAAGGATGCCGAGAAAAAGGAAGAACCTCTCACAAAAGAAGAAATCGGCGCAATGATTACTCAGGCAGTCAAGGAGGCAGTTCCTGCAATGCTCAAGGAAGCTCTTGCCGCACAGAGAGGCACAACACAGCAGAGCGATGAGGCTGACGTAAACAAGTCTAAGGACGGTGCTCAGAAGAAGCACTATCTTGCAGGTATCATCTAAGGAGGAAAAAGAACCATGTTCCAGAACGAAGAGATCATCAAAGGTACAATTACCACCAACTCCATTTCAAGCGGTCTGCTTAATCCTGAACAGGCTAAGCAGTTTATCAAGCAGACATTTGACGCTACACCGCTTGCAAGTGCAGTACGTCACGAAATGCGCAGAGCAAGAACGGGCTACATTGACAAGATCGGCATTGCAAAGCGTATCGTGAGAAAGAAAGTCGAAAACACCGACGATGGCTACAGAGCAACTGTAACACCGTCACAGGTTGAGTACAAGACAACGGCCATAAGATTACCCTGGGAGATTACGGGCGAAACGCTCAGAGAAAACATCGAGGGACAGAGCTTTGAAGCAACAGTTACAAATCTCATGACTACACAGCTCGGTGTAGACCTCGAAGACCTCTATCTCAACGGCGACGAGGCAACGCCTGCACAGTACGACACAGGTAAGAAGGACGGAGAAACAAATCCGATTATGGCGGCTACTCCCGATTACGACTTCTTATCTATCAATGACGGCTGGATCAAGCAGATTAAGGCTAACGGACATATCGTTGACGTTTCAAGCAAAAACAGCGGTGCAATGTCACTTGATATGTTCTATGATGCGCTGAAGTCCATGCCGAACAAGTACAATAACGGCAAGCTCCGTTGGGTTATGTCACCCCACAGAGCGCAGGAGTGGGAACTTTACCTGCTCAACAAGGCTATTACAGCCGGTGGCATGATACCTCAGTCAATGTACAACGAGCCTGCAAAGATACCCGTAATTTCTTGTCCGTCAATCGCCGATGACTGCATTCTGCTTACCGACCCCAACAACCTTATCGTAGTTAATACATACGGTGTTCAGATCCGCAAGACAGATACTGACAAGGAATCTATTATGCAGGATAAGATTTTCTATGCGGTGCATCTTGACTTTGACGCAATTATCGAGGAAGCTGATGCAACAGCTATCATCACAGGTATTGCATAATACAGGAGGGTGCTATGTATAAGTTAAGACTTATCAAGGGGCTTTCATACAGTGGGGCTGTTTCTGCAACAAGGAACAGCCCTTTTGTATCGGTTGAAAACAAGGATATTGCCGACAAGCTTATTGCAGACGGCTATTTTCAACTTGTCGAAACCGCAGAAAAGCCTATTGAATATAAGGACCTGCCGCTTGACGAGTTAAAGTCTATTGCCGCCGAGCATGGCATTGATATAACATCGTTAAAGAAAAAGGCGGATATTGTAAAAGCGATAACCGACATCGAAGCTGACAACGCAGAATGCGAGGCTGATTACGGTGAGTGTGACGTGGATAACAGCTGATGAGCTGAGGAGCTACACAAACTATCCGTCAGTAAAAAGTAGGAGCGATAATCAGCTTGCCATAGATATAAAGCGAGCTATGGCGGCAATCACGAACTACACGCATAACAATTTTGCTGACGGTGAGATACCCGAAAATGTGAAAACGGCTTGCTTACTGCTTGCGGAAGCTTACGCTTATAACGCAATGGCAACAAGCAAAGAAATGAAGTCGGAAACATTCGACGATTATTCGTACACGGCCAATGACACGCTTGTAAGCATATCTGACTTAAATCTGGCTCCTTTGCTTGATGAGTATGTGATATCAGTACAGAGCGGAAAGGTCGTTATGAATTTAAGAAAGCTGTAAAAGGAGGCGGTACAATGAGTTTAGACGCTTTGCTAAATCACAAATGCAACATCTATCACTTGCAGGCTGTAGAAAAGCAGGTAGGCTATGGATTGCCTGCTACAAAAGAGTTTAACTACTCCGATGAGCCTGACTGCGCAGATGTTAAATGCCATTTTTGTACCGCCAATACAGGCTTGAGCCTTCAAACTGCCCCTGCGTATAACGCCGTATCCGCTTCTGTAAAGCTGGTGCTTCCTGCATCTACAGATGTCCGTATCAATGACAAAATTGTTGATACGGAAACCGGATACGAATACACCGCCGAAGTGCCGAGAAATATCCGTAATCATCATATTTTTGTTATGTTGACTCGCAGAGAGGAACAGAAAAAGATATGAACAAGAAGTATGTAAGCTTTGATTACTCGCAGATAGAAGATTATCTGCACAAATTTGAAGAGCTGCGTCCCCTTGTCGAGCAGGTTATAAACAACGTGCTGAATGAATGGGGAATAATCTTTTTGAACAAAGTTACGGATAACATCATAGAGTGCAAGTCTGTAGTAACATCAAACATGATCGCAAGCTTTACGTTTGGTGATACCAACAGTATATGGGAAGTCGATAAGAACTCGATTACTGTAGGTAGCAAGGTCAGGTACGCTTACCTTGTCGAAAACGGACATTGGAACATGGGGGAAGATGTTACTCACAGGTTTGTTCCAGGCTACTGGAAAAGCGGCGATACGGGTGATAAGTTTGTCTATGATCCGACCGCTAAGGGCGGAATGATGCTGAAACGGAAGTATATTGAAGGCAAAAAATTTTTTGCTAAAGCTCTTCTGGAAATGGAAGGGCAGATAGGCGAGATATTTGACAGCTACATGGCGGAGCTGTTGGATATATTCTGACAATGTGTGTGAGGTGGAAGAATGATTATTACAAGCGAAACGGCAAGTATTGCAAAATTCATCATCGAGAACGCCGTGGAGGGTACAGTGCCGTATTATGAAGAAATGCGAGAGAATTTTGCTGTTCCGTCTGTTTTCTTCCCCTCGCCCGTTGTTTCTTCAAGCGAACACACCGTTTCCTCGTATTCGTTTATATATAGCTGGAGCGTGGTTGTGTTTGCAACTAATGATGATTTAGCGTATGAAAACGCTATAAGGATTGCAAAAGCAATTCGTGACAATGCTATGCTGATCCCTGTCGTTGACTCTGACGGTCAGCCGACAGATGATTATATACGCATAACAAAATGCGAAATAAACGCAAATGATAGTTGTGCCAAAAGCATAGACATCGGCTGGCGAAGCACTGAATTTTACAGAGATGTAAGAGAGGTTAAGCCTACAGCTGATGATGTGATGTGCTCTATCTCAAGAAAGGAGAATACATGAGCAAAAACACTAATGCAACAACAGCAAAGAGCGAAAAAACGGAGCTTGTTTTTACTGTAAAACAGCTTCGTCAGCACGCTTTAAAGCTGTTCGGAGTAACTGTCAGCACATTTGACGGTGCTGTTTACGGGCTTGCAGAAGACGCAAAGTTTACCGTAAACGAAATGGCAGAAAAAATAAGACAGTGGCAGTCAAAGGAGGTAAAGTAACAAATGGCAGGTGGAAGATTTGACAAGCGTACCGGAAAGACACGCCCCGGCACCTATATCAACTTTGAGAGCTCGGTAACCGAACTGATACAGTCGTCTGACAGAGGTGTTGTGGTACTGCCTCTTATTGGTCATGATTACGGACCTGAAGGCGAGTTTATCACCATTGACAACGGCTCTCCCGATGAGCATTACAACAAACTCGGTTACAGCGTTTATGACGCAGGTAATCAGTTTATGCTTATGATAAGAGAGGCGTTAAAGCTCGCAAAAAGCGTAATCGTATATATGCCTAAAACGGGTACTAAGGCAACCGGCACAGGCGGCGGTCTTACCGGTACAGCAAAGTACGGCGGTACACGAGGCAATCAGTTTTCTTTCTCTGTTGCTTCAAACGCCGCAAGCGGCTGGGACGTAAATGTTTATATCGCAGGAACGGTTGTTGAGGAGTTTGTCAGCATCACAAACGCCGCACAGCTGACAAGTGAATACATTGATTTCGTTGCTTCGTCCGACATAGAAGCTGTGGCAGGCGTTGCTCTTGAAGATGCAACAGCTTCAGAAGCATCAAACAGCGATATAACAGCTTTCCTCGATAAGCTCGAAAGCATAACGTTTAATACACTTGCGTTCCCTTCGACAGAACAGTCGTTACAGACGGCTTGTAAGTCAAAAATCGTTTATATGCGTGAGAATATGGGACGTTGCGTAAACGCTGTTCTGCCTAATTTTGCGGGCAACTACGAGGGCATTATCAACGTTACAAACTCCGTAATACTGAGCGATGCAACGCTTACGGTTTCGCAGGTAACAGCATGGGTAGCGGCGGCTTATGCTTCGGCAACTGAAACGCAGTCAAACACCTATCTGAAATATGATGGTGCAGTTGCCGTAAATGGCTTAAAGACACACGAAGAAAGTATTACCGCTATCAATAGCGGCGAATTTTTCTTTACGAACCTTGAAGACGGCTCGGTTGCGGTTGAGTACGACATCAACAGCCTTATTTCGTTCGGCGATGGTAAAGACTCAAGCTACAGAAAAAACCGTGTAATCCGTGTCCTTGACGCAATCGCAAAGTCTATTCAGGATAATTTCCCACCTAACAAGTTTGACAACGACGAGGACGGCTGGAACATCATGGAGGGCATAGGCGTTTCGCTGCTCAAGGAATACGAGGAAGAAGGGGCTATAAAGAATGTCGACACCGAAGCGGACTTTCTTGTTGATAAGGTGCGTTCTTCCGGTGATTCAACGTATTTCGATGTAGCAATCACTCCCGTAGATAGCGCAGAAAAACTGTATTTCTCGGTAACCACAAGATAAGGAGGCAACAGAAATGCGTAACGATATATCAATCAGAAACGGCAAGATAATGCTTGACGGTTACACAGTCTATGACGGTGTAAACTGCACTATCACGGCTACTCCCGAAGTGCAGACAAGCAAGTGTATCGGCGACAAGGGAGAAAGCTCTCGCTGGATGGATGTAAAGTATACCGGCACTATCACACGTCGCAGAGCTACAACATGGTTAAGAGATAAGCTTAACGCTTATCTCAAAACAGGCAAAACACCTGTGTTTACCATTCAGGGCACGATGAATGATAAGGCTTCGGACTACTACAAGAAGAACAAATCAATAACTACAACAGCTACAGGCTGTGTAATAACAAGCGACATTAAGCTCCTGGAGCTTGACGTTACAGGTAACTTCCTTGAGGATCAGATCAACTTTAACGCATACAGCGTTGTAACGAAGTAAATAAAAACAACTCGGAGCGAGCTATAAAAAGCCGCTCCGAAGTTTTATTATAAGGAGAAAACAGTATGAAAAAGAATTTATCCTATTTTATGAAGAAAAACAGAGAGCCCGAAATCGTTTCTGTGTTAGGTCCTGAAAGCTTTGTAGACGAAAACGGCGCTCGAATCATGTTCCAGATAAAGAAGTTAAGCACAGCCGATATCCGCAAGATCAACAACGGATATAAGGATAAGCGTGTTGCTTATGGCAAGAACGGCAGACCTTATGCAGAAAACGGCGAGGTGCTTTTTGTTGTTGACAATGACAGAGAAAAGGCTCTTTCACATATAATCGCAGAGGCTCTTGTATATCCCGATCTTAAAGATGAAGAACTGATGAAAAGCTATGACTGCTTTGATTTTACCGATATGCCTTCGCTGGTGTTCGATGATATCAATGACTACAACTACGTTGCAGAAGCAGTCATGAAAGTATGTGGTATGGCATCGGCTGAGAGCGAAGACGAGGAGATTGAAGAAGCAAAAAACTAATTGACAGCAAGGGGCTTGAGTATTGGGCGCACGTTCTTTGGCAACGTCATCATCTTCGTATGGAAGAGTTTAACGATATGCCAAGAGAAACGCAGTTGTTTTACATAGCATCAGAGCTGTACGAAGCAGAAAAGCCCTGCGTTCCCCCTGCTGTTAGATTGTGAGGTGAGACATACGGCGGAGAAATTACAAGCAAAGTTTTCGCTGATAGACGACTTCTCGAAAAAGCTTGATGTAATCACAAAAGCCGGAGATGCGTGTGTCAGAAAGTTTGATACTATCGCCACTTCTGCCGACAAGGCAATGAATAAAGTGGCAACAGGATTAAACAAAGCGTCCGATAAGATGTCTCAGACAGTTTCAAGCGCCGCTGATATGTCGGCGGCTACGGATAATGTTACAGATAGCATAGGGCAGACAGCGGAAGCTTCCGACGTACTTGCGAAGAAACTTGATGAACTGATAGAATTACAAAAGCAAAATTCGGAATCATCGGCAGTATTGCAGTCCGACTATGATAGCTTGAAAGAAAAGTTGGAACAGGCGGAAAAAACAATCGATGAGCTTTCTGAAAAAATAAAAAAGCTTACCGAAGAAAGCGAGAAAGCTCCAAAAGGATTTGAAGCTTTAGGAAATGTAATTCAGGCACTCGGACTTGCAAAAGTCGCACAGGAAATAAGTGCGGCTCTTTTTGCTTGCTCGCAGAGTGCGGCGGAATTTGAAACGTCCGTTGCAAAAGTGTCTACGCTTGTGGATACCAACAAAGTGTCAATGCGTAGCATGAGAGATGAGCTTTTACAGCTTTCGGGAGAAAGCGGAAAGAGCGTAAACGACCTTTCTGACGCTACATATCAGGCAATTTCTGCAAGCGTGGAAGTTGGAAATGCGATTGCTACAGTTGACAAAGCAAACAAACTGGCTGTAGGCGGTTTTACGTCGAGTGCTACGGCGGTTGACGTGCTCACGACGGCTCTTAACGCTTACAACCTGTCTGCCGATCAGACCGAGTATATTTCGGACATTCTTGTTACGACGCAGAATTTAGGCAAAACGACCGTTGATGAATTGGCAAGCTCGGTAGGCAAGACTATACCGCTTGCGGCGGCATATAACGTAGAGATGGATAATCTGTCTACTGCGTATGCCCAGCTGACTAAAAACGGTATTGCGACAGCCGAAGCAGGTACATACATCAAGTCAATGCTTAATGAGTTGGGTGACAGCTCGAGCAATGTTGCCAAGGCACTGAAAGATGAAACCGGAAGCACCTTCGCCGAGCTTTCGAGCGAAGGCAAATCAATAGGTGATGTGCTTGACGTTCTCGTAGATAGCGTAAACGGCAATCTCACAAAATTCAACGAATTGTGGGGTTCGGTAGAAGCGGGAACAGGCGCATTGTCACTTGCAAAGGCAGGTAGTGACGCATATAATGACACTCTTATGGCAATGAAAGACAGTGCAGGAGCTACCGAACTGGCATATAGCAAGATGATGGATACGACAGAAGCCGCATCACAGAAATTCGGCAACAGCGCTCAGAACGTTGCAATAGCGATAGGCGATGATCTCAATCCTTGCCTTGAGGCTATGTATAATGCAGGTTCTAATGTGCTAAATATGTTTGCTTCGTGGATAGATCAGTGCCCGGCACTGAGTGGCGCTATAGCGGGACTTGCTGTTGCAATAGGTGCTATGGGACTTGCAGGTGCTATCGCAGGAATAGTAAAACTTGTTCCTAAAATTGCTGAAATGCTTTCGTTAAGCCCTAAAATAATGATTATTGTTGCGGCAATTGCAGGTGCTGTGGCTGTAATAACGGCGCTGACTGTTGCTCTTTCTAACACAAACAAAGAGTATGAATCGTGGACTGCTTCCACGAAAGTCAATTATGACGAATTACAGAAAGCAAACGCCGAATACAAGAATGCTTGTGAGGAATTTGGTGCAACTTCCGCCGAAGCAAGCACTCTGAAAAATAAGGTTGACAGTCTTACCGAGTCATTTGAGAATAACAAGATGACCATAGAGGAACTTTATGATAGATTTGATAAGCATATCGAATTGTCACAACAGATAACATCAAGTTATCAAGACAATAACTTTGAAATCGAAAACCAGTACGAAACCGCAGGGAATCTTGTTAATAAGCTCGAGGAATTAGCAACCAGCTCTGAAAAAACGGCGGCAAGCCAGGAGCAAATGAAGCAGATAGTATCTACTCTTAACGGAATGTATCCTGAGCTTGGCTTAAACGTTGAAAGCGTAACTGACAATATAGACGCTTTGGGCGATAAGATAATGGAAACGGCCGAAAAGACCTATAAAAAGCGAAAGGTTGAAAACGCTCAAAATAGTATAGCTGATCTTATGGGTCAAGAGGAAACGCTTCGAAGGGATATTGAAATTGCAGAAGCCAATATGCTTGCCGCAGGTAAGAAATATTCTCAGCAGAATATATTTGAAGGCACGTTCACTTCATTGATGAACTCAGGTGCGACTAAGGAATATAATGATGCTAAAGCAAAATGGGAAGCTCTTCACGATCAGCTTACTGCAAATATACAGGCTCAGGAAGACGCAAAACAGACTCTTGAGGATTATGCAAAAGAGGCAGAAGAAGTTGCTAATGCTGTCGTGGATTACGGAGAGGCTTGTGAACGTGCAATTGACGGAAGCAAAGACACTATTCAAGAGTTATGCGATAAATACGATGAAGCGTATGATGCCGCAAAAAAGAGTATCGACAGTCAGATAGGGCTTTTTGACACAATGGCTACGGAATCAAAAATTAAAGTTGAAGATATGTTTGACGCTTTTACGAGCCAGTATGAGTATCTTACAACATACTCCGAAAACTTAAAGAAAGCGGCTTCACTTGGGCTTGACGATGACCTCATAGCAAAGCTTTCGGATGGCAGTGCGGAAAGTGCCGGCTATCTGAATGAAATTGTAACGCAGGCCGAAAACCTTGACAGCGACGGCGCAAAGAAATTTGTAAGCGAATTTAATGACGCTTTCAAGAAGACAGAACAGGCAAAAGACACGTTCTCGCATACTGTAGCAGGCATGCAGATCGACTTTGATAAGGAAGTAGACAAGGTTAAAGAAAGCCTTGAAAATGCCGTGAACGACATGAATATGAGCGACAAATCGAGAAAAGCGGCACTAGAAACAATGGACGCTTATATCGAAGCAATAAAGAGCAAACAGGCTGAAGCTGTTTCGGCTTCTGAAGCCGTTGCCTATGCTACGGCAAATATCCTTAACGGCAAATCTCAGTATGCGACAGGCTACGTCCCCGGAATGCCGTCAGATGTCTATGAGAAAATTCAGCATAATGCGAACGGTACCGATAACGCCGCAAATGCGTTTATAGCAGGCGAGGAAGGACCGGAGCTTGTTGTCGGTGCAGGCGGTTCTAAGGTATTTACAGCTGATGAAACACAGTCGATATTCAGAAATGCGGCGGCAGCTTTAGGTGCTGCACAGTCTTCCGCTCTTCCGTATGCTTCGCAGGAGCGTAAAATCGTTATTGATTTTGGCGGTAAAGGCTCGATTAAGGTTGACGGAAACGCAAATGTCGATGACATTGTAGCAGTGATGTACGAATACGCAAAACCTATACTTGTTTCTCTGCTGGAAGAAGAAATGGTGGAGGAAGGAGAAGAAAGCCATGAGTTCTAAGTATTCAATGCACTTGTCATTCAACGGCTCTAAGGAAAAAATTACGTTGCCGGTCCTGCCGTCTGAGTTTTCAGTGAAATATTCAAGCAAGCTTCAGACTATGGACATTGTTCAGCTTGGCGAGATCGTAACCTCGTCAACTGAAAGTGCGGCAACGATAAGTTTTTCTTCTTTCTTTCCTGTTACAGCCTTTCCGGGCATAAAAGTAAAGAATACCCCTCGCTCTCTTGTCAATAAAATACGCAAGTGGAAAGCGAGCAATAAACCTGTCAGACTGGTGGTGTCCGGCTGTGGAATAAATATGTACTGCATGATTGACTCCTTTACCGTAACGGAAAAAGGCGGAGATGTCGGTACAATATATTACTCCTTAGCACTGAAAGAATACAAGGAAATCAAAGTGCGTAAGCTGAAAACCAAAATTACAATAAACGCACAGACTGTCGCTGTAGGAACGAAAACTAATCGTGTCGATAACACCGTCGGCAGTGCAACTTATGTGGTGAAGGACAATGATAGCTTATACAGTATCGCATACTATCAGCTTGGGGACGGACAGCGATATAAAGAACTGTACGAATACAACAAGTCAACGATAGATGCCGCAAACAAAAACGAAAAGGGCTCTAAGTACACCATACACACGGGGCAGGTATTAGCAATACCATAAGGAGAAGCGCACATGAAACTATATTTCGTGAACCACGACAGCGAAGTCTTTGACGCTACAGAAGCTACCTCAAGCGTTAAGTGGTCGGGAAAAAACGAAAGTGCGAGCCGATCTGTTACAGTTACAATGCTGAACGACCGTACAAGAAATGCTAATTTTAAGCTATCGCCTGAAGAAGGCTGGCATTGCATACTGTATGATGAAAAAGAAATTTTCCAGGGTATCATAACGAAAATATCAGAAAGCCGTGGCAACTCTATGACCGTCACGGCTTATGATTTGGGTATTTACCTGTCAAACAATAAAGATACGTTCGTTTATGAAGGTTATACTCTCTCGGAAATTTTTACTGATGTATGCAGTCGCTACGGTGTTCCGTATGATAGCGTATGCTCCTCATCGGCGTGTATAGAGTCTATCGTTAAGAAGAACTCTACGGCTTACGATGTGCTTACAACGGCAATGGAAGAAGAGTATAAGGCTACCGGCATTAAGCACTCCATTGTAGCAAGCAAGGGAAAATTAAGCCTTATCGAGCGTAAGGAACATCTTGTCGAGTGGATGATAGAAAGTGGTCGCAACATATCAGCGTATACATATACTCGCAGTATCGAGAAGATAAAGACACGAGTTAAGCTGTACTCTAAGGATAATGTGGCAGTGGCAGAGGAAGCAAATACCGCACTTGAAGCAAAAATAGGTGTGTTTCAGGACAGCCAAAGTACAAACGACGATGCAAGCGAAGGTGAAATATACGAGCTGGCTAAGTCTTTGCTTGACGAACAAGGGAAGCCGTCTGTCAGCTTGTCGGTCACTGCTGACGGCAATTCCGAGCTTATCTCAGGACGGTGCGTATATTGCGTGTTAAAGCCGCTTGATATTGCCGCATCATACTATATCGACAGTGATACGCACACATTCAGCGGTGGCAGACATCAAATGTCTTTGACACTGACACTTGTGCAGGGCAATGTGCTGTCAGCTGGCAGTAACAGCGGTAGCACAGTCAATGCGCAGATTGGTGATATAGTGTGGTTTAACGGAGGACGGCATTATTACACAGCTAATAGCGACGAGCCTACAGGTCCGTTACTTACTGCCGGTCCTGCGAAAGTACAGAATATTTGTGCAGGGGCAAAACACCCGTATGCGCTTGTTCACACGGACAATCAAAGCATGGTTTACGGCTGGGTTGATATAGGAACGTTTGAGAAGAAAGGATAAAAAGTGAGTTCTTTGAAAGGCTTGATTCAAGCGATGAACAGCAACGGAAAAACCGAGATCCTTGTTGCAGATGTCTTGAAAATGTCACCCATTACTTTTCAAGCACGGTCAGATAAACAGTTGCTGATAACCGAGCGTAGCGTAATTGTGCCGGAGCGTGTAAAAAAAGAACTGTCGGTAGGTAATAGTGTTTATCTGCTTATAGCAGGCAATGTAATCTATTGCCTTGACAAGAAAGCGAGTGACAAGTAATGCTGAATGTACCGATAAACGTCACTGTCGATACGGAAGTCAACGAACCGAGCAAGACGTATGCGCTTGACTATGACACATATTCGGTTGGTAGTGACAAAATAGACGGCATAGAAGCCGTAAAACAGGCGATAAGCAAGGCACTGTCAACACCACGCTTTAAGTGTCGTGTCTATGATAATCAGTACGGCTCGGAAATACGAGAAGCTATAACAGAAGAAGACGCTTCGGACGAGTATATCGCCGATAATATGGCGTTTCTGATAGAGGATACCCTGAAGGTTGACGACAGAGTGTTGAGTGTTTCCGATGTATCTGTAGAGCACGTTGATGACATGCTGTATGTATCATTTTCTGTGAGTACAATATTCGGAGATACCACAATTGAGGAGGAGATATAAATGTTCAGCGACAAGACGTATGACAAGCTACTTGACGAGGCGTTATCAAACGCCCCCGATGATGTAGACACACGGCAAGGAAGCATATACTATGATGCAATTGCAGGACAGTGCCAGATAATAGCTCGTATGTATGAAGAAATGTCAGCACTGAACGAGTATCTTTCGCTTGATAAGTGCTACGGTGAAGTGCTCGACAGCAAAGCGTACGAGCACGGAATATCAAGAATAGGAGCAACAAAGAGCGAATATTTGCTTGAATACACTGGAACGGCACCTGCTGTGGGCAGTCGTTTTTTTGATAACAGCGTTTTCTTTGAGGTCGTCAAAAGCGGCGACAACCTTGTGCTTCGTGCGGAAGAAGCTGGAAGCTTAGACGATAGAGTTAACGTTGGTGATATTGTCGTGCCTGTAAACACGATAGTCGGTCTGTCAAGTGCAACCATCGGCGATGTGGTAACCGACGGCGTTGACGAAGAAAGCGATGATAATTTGCGTCAGCGACTTGTAGAAAAAATCACAACGCCGTCGCAGAACGGCAATAAGAGGCAGTTTAAGACGTGGTGTGAAGCAATTTCGGGCGTAGGCCATGCCCGAATATTGCCACTTGAGAACGGTCCGAATACCGTTGTAGCTGTGCTGATTGGCGCAGACGGTCAAGGTGCTGAACAGAGTACGGTTGACGAAGTGCAAAAGCAGATAGACCCGCTGGACAAGCAGGGACTTGGTGAAGGTCTTGCGAACATAGGCTGTGTATTTACGGCAAAAGCCGCAACAGAAAAATCTATCGCTGTAAATGTTTCTGTGGCTCTTGCAAAAGAAAAGTCTATGCAGGTAGCAAAGACCGAAATTGAAGAAAAGCTTATCGCATATTTCAAGGATCTTGCACTTGACAACAAAAGCGACACCGCTATTGTTAGGCTGACGAGCATAGGAAATATTCTGCTTAACTGCGATTCAATAATAGACTACAGCAATCTTACTCTCGATGGCGGATCGTCGAACGTCACAATTTCCGTAAATAGCGTCCCGATACTTGGTACGCTTACAGTGTCGGCAATGGAATAAGGAGGGCTTAAATGAGTGTTATTTTTCCTAAGCCGCTTGACACTTGCTACGAAGAACTACGCCGTATGTACCCTGTTTTTATGCTCAAATTCAAGGAAATTGATGCACTGTTAAAAACCGAGGGAAAGCAATTGGACGAGATCGACGCAGCTATAAGCAAGATTGTTGATAATCAGCACATAGCTACAGCCGATAGCAATGCGCTGACGGAACTTGAAAAGCTTTTGCTAGGCTACACAAATGAAACGCTTGAAATGAACGAGCGCAGAACCGTATTAACTGCACTGATTATCGGAGATGCTAAATGCTCGGCTTCAACGCTTGAGCGATATATCATGAAAGTTTTTGGTGCTTCGGCAGAAATACGATTGCGGCAGGCAGAGGGGTATAAGTATCTCGAGTGTAAGATCGACATGGATCAGAACGCACGACTTGCAAAGCTACTGGATGTACGGCAGATTATCGCTGACAAGCTTCCGGCACATCTAAGTCTACAGCTGTTGTATGTGTCGAGCGTAACGTATGATCTTTATACAGGCATAAAACCGCTGTACAGTCATCATAAAACGGAGGTAAGTATTAGTGGAATGGAATAATTACTGCGTCACAAATGCAGGTGTAGAGGTGCTAAAAAAAGCTATAGGCGGCAAAAAGGTTACGATTACCGCCGCAAAAAGCGGCACTGACACGGTACCCGAAAGCAAGTTGAAGGAGCAGAGTGTGCTTTCGGGTACCGTGCGAAATGCGACTATAGCAAATGCAACAAATCAATCTGAAGGCTACAGAGTGACTTTGAGAGTTACAAACACAGGTGTCAAATCGTCATATATCTTTAAACAGTTGGGATTATTTGCAACGGCAGAAGACGAGTCAGAAGTCCTTTTTGCAATTTTGCAGTCGGAGAACGGCGAAACAGTTCCCGACGAAAGCGAGCTGTACACATATGATGTGTCATTGATTATCGCTATCAGTGACACATCGAATATCACTGTAAATGTTGATAAAACAAGCTACGTTACCGAAGAAGAACTTGACGGGCATAAGACAGACAAAACAAATCCTCACGGCGTAACAAAAGCACAGGTGGGGCTTGGCAACGTCCCGAACGTTAGCACAAACGACCAGACACCGACATATACAGTTCCTGCATCAAATGCAGGACTTGTAAGTGGTGAAAAGATTGAAACGGCGTTCGGAAAAATTGCAAGGGCTGTAGCTTCGCTTATTGCACATATTGCCAACAAATCAAATCCTCACGGCGTAACAAAAGCACAGGTGGGGCTTGGCAATGCGGATAATACATCAGATGTGAATAAGCCTATATCTTCGGCAACACAGACTGCGCTTAACGGAAAATCAGACAAGGCACATAAGCATAAGACAGCTGATATATCAGATATGCCATCAGCCCTACCGGCTGATGGCGGTAACGCCGACACTGTGGATGGTAAACACGCAAACGAATTTTACCCCGCACAAAAAGGGGTTGTTTTGGGTGGAGATTATAACTCGTTGATGACAAACGGTATTTATGAGTTACTCGGAACTAGCGATCAACCGACGCAAAACGCACCTAACGGAAACAACTCTAATAATGATTGCTATGTTCAAGTGTTTGCACATAGTGCAAATTATATAACACAGATAGCAACATCGGGCAGACGTGACAAGACACAGTACATCAGGTCGCTGAGTAACGGAGCGTGGGACAGCTGGGAACAAATAAAGTCCGGTGATGCAGATACGGTAGACGGCAAGCACGCAAGCGATTTTGCTGCGAGCAATCACACGCATACGGCGGCAGATATAGGGGCGGCAGCAAGTGGTCACACGCATACAAGGTCGCAGATAACCGATTTTCCTGCAAGCTTGCCTGCAAACGGCGGTAACTCCGCTACTGTAAACGGTCATACTGTAGCATCTGATGTTCCAGCAAATGCAAAATTTACGGATACGCAGTATTCGCCCTTTGTAAAATCGGGGACAGGAGCAAAGGCAGGACTTGTTCCTGCACCGTCCACGACAGCAGGAACATCAAAGTATCTTTGCGAAAATGGTACATGGGCGGTACCGCCTGACACTAAGTATAGCACTGCGTCCACTACATCAGCTGGATTGCTTTCTGCCGCTGACAAATCAAAGCTTGACGGCATAGAGGCTGGAGCTGATAAATACAAGCTTCCCATCGCAAGCGAAACCCTTGGTGGCGTAAAAACAGGTCCGTCGGTAGTAGTAAACAGCGACGGCACAATGTCAATCGTAAAGGACTCCCATTATCACTCTGTGCTTGAAGCGATTGACGTTACGGGAAAAACAGTTGACCTTAACACGCTGAATTTAAGCGATGCACCCGGACAGATCAAGCACTACGTTGAAAAGACGGCAGGCGGATCGGCGAACATTACAAATGCACCGCAGGCAGGAATGTTCCTTATGATAGCAAAAAACATAAGATGGGCTTCAAGCACGGACTATATTACCGAGCAGGTCTTTGTTTCAGTCACAACGAAAAAAGAGTACAGCAGATGGTGCACAAGCGGAACATGGAGTGCGTGGGTAGAACGCAACTACACTAACACATGGCGAGGCATACAGAACAACCTGACATCTGACAGCACGACAGAAAGCTTGTCAGCTGCACAGGGCAAAGCGCTTAAAACACTTGTGGACAGTAAAGCTTCGAGTGGACATACTCACAGTTATGCTGGAAGTTCATCGGTAGGCGGTGCGGCGACGAGTGCCGACAAAATCAATACCGATGCAGGAAGTGCTACACAGCCAGTATACATCAAGGATGGTGTCCCCAAGGCGACCACATACACCCTCGCAAAGTCCGTACCTGCATCGGCCGTGTTTACTGATACATGGAAAGCGCTGGTTGGTTCATCAACAAGTGCCGCAGGAACAGCGGGGTACGCTCCTGCACCTGCAAAAGGTGCGTCAAATCGCTATTTACGATGTGACGGAGCGTGGGTTGTACCGCCGAACACGGTAAATACTGTAGTGATTAAACAGGGATCTGCTTTACAAACTGCAATAGATATTTCATCCAGAAAACAGGCGTATATCGAGTTTTATAAGGTATCGAATACAACTAGCGGTGCTTCCGAAAGTTTTTCTTACCCATTTGTGATAACTGACACTACTCCGGCAACGGCAGTTGCTCATAAAGTGATATATGGTTCAACAGACATTGCTATCGTATATTCATTAACAACAGACGGAAAAATCACATTCGCAGGAAATGGCGGTTGGGGATACAAAATACTGCTATTTGATTGATAATAGGAGGCAAACATGATTATTTTTGAAGACGGAAGCTGGCTTTGCGGTGAAGACGAAACAATAGTTCCCGACGGAGCTATGATTATAGGTGATGATACTCGACTTGCGGATGAAATAAAGCAGTATCCAAAGGTCAGACTGATGTCGCTGACTGATGACTTTGACGATATTGACAACATACAGGTAGTGCCGATAGAGGACAAGCACAGAGTAATACTTGCCGAGCTTGGCCGCTTGGATTTGCAGGCGGTCAGACCGTTAAGAGCCATTGCAGCGGGTACAGCAACGGAAACGGATAGAAAAAAACTGGCAGAAATTGAAGAACAGGCAGCACAGCTCCGGCAGGAGCTTGCAAATATAACAGCTGAGTGATCAGCGGAAAGGAAAAGCAATGGAAAAGATAAATGCTATTTTTGGCGGAGTAGTAGCCGCAATCGGTGGCGTGATAGGCTGGATATGGGGCGACTTTACTCCCCTGCTTGCCGCTTTAATCGTGTGCATGGTGCTTGACTACATATCGGGTGTTGCGTGTGCGGTAGTCAGAAAAGATGTATCGAGCGAAATCGGGTTCAAGGGTATCGTCAAAAAAATCCTGATTTTAATGCTCGTCGGCGTTGCACACGTTTTAGACGCTTATGTGCTTAACTCGACTCCCGTACTACAGTCGGCGGTTATGATGTTCTTTGTCGCAAACGAAGGCATATCGCTCGTGGAGAACGCCGCAGGGTTAGGCATACCCATACCGAAGAAAATGCTGGAAGTGCTAAAACAGCTGAAACTCAAGGGTGACAGCACCGAAAAAAACGAAAGTGAGGACGAATAATATGTTAAAAGTTAAGGGAATTGACGTCAGCAGAGCGCAGGAACAGTTTGACTTTGATGCTGCTGTTAAGGCAGGTGTGAAATTTGTTATTATCCGTGCCGGCATACGCACGGATGAGGATACATATTTCAGACGCAATCTGTCCGAGTGCCAGAAGCGCAACATGCCTTATGGACTGTACTGGTACTTTGAAGCAACATCTGACGATGCTTTTAAGGCGGAACTTGCCGCTTGCAAAAAATCTGTAAAAAGCTTAAAGCCGTCATATCCTGTGTTCTTTGACATGGAGGAGCAGAAGCAGATAGACAATTTAACAACCGCACAGCGTACAGATATGGCACTCAAATTCTGTGCTGAAATGACGGCTATCGGTCTGCCGTCGGGTATATATGCTAATCCGTCATGGATGCTCAACTATTACGACAGTGACCGTCTGGATGGTATAGATATATGGCTTGCAAACTGGACGCATGATCCCGAAATACCTAGTCAATTTGATTTTGGTCAGCTGATATGGCAGTGGGGCGTTGAAAACATCGGCGGCAAAGACGTCGACTCTGATATATGCTTTATTGCCTATCCTGCAAAGACTGACTACTGGTACAAGACGCACAGCGGCACAGATACCCCCGCAAAGCTGTCAGAACCTGTTAAGCCTGATACTACGCCCATTGTAAAGACATACAAGGCAGGTGACGTGGTACAGCTGTCAAATACCGCACTGTATGGCTCGTCAACCACATCACAGCCCGCAAATCATCTGACAGGCACATACTACATACATACCGCAGATGATACGGTAAACGGCAGGATTCGCATCACCACGCCGAAAGGCTGTAGTGCGGTGACAGGCTGGGTAAAAGTTGATGATATAGGCGGTAAGACTGCCGAAAGCAAGCCTGCGGCAGAAATCCGCAATGGTGACCGTGTGCAGATAAAGCAGGGAGCAACCTGGTACGGCGGTACAAAAGTCCTTACAGGCTGGCTGCTTGAAAAAACGTGGATTGTCGATGAAGTTGTCGGTAATCGTGCGGTACTCGGTAAGGATACTACAGGCGTCTTTGATATACAGTCGCCTATAAATGTAAAATACCTTAAAAAGTAATTTTAAGCCCCGACGAAGATAAAAATATATCTTCGTCGGGGCTTTTTTCTTTTTCATAAAAAAAATTAAAAAATTTTTCAAAAAACGCTTGACATTTGTAGCTACAAATGTTATAATAATGACAGTGGAAATAGAAAGCCACTAATAACGGGGCAGAACGAGAAAGGAGGTTAATATGGACGAAATGAACGATACCGTAAGACTTATGATAAAAGCGATAATCCAGATAATCAAAGACAGTAAAGACAAAGACGATGCACTTAAAAAAATAGAAGCTCTGCTCAAGTAAGCAAAGCTCCTACATCGGAAAACTAAGACTGGCGGTTCTGCCACCGCCTATCTTATGTTTATATTATCACGTTTTGCTCCGTATGTCAATAAAGGGCGTGGTAAATATCGAAAAAAGGCAGAAAAAAATGGGTAGACCTACAGATGCACCAAAGGTTCATGTGGCACGATTGCGCTTGTCTGACAGCGAAAAAGACAAGCTTGACGAATGCTGCGCTTTATCCGGCATGACAATTACAGAAGTGCTTAAACTTGGTATAGAAAAAGTTTATGAAGATTTACCCAAAACATGAAAACGATAATGCTCTCCGATTGAATCAGTGTAGGTATTCGCTCGAAGAGCATTATCATTATAATTTAAAAATGTAATGAGTAAAATCAGCCCCGATTTTAAACAAATCGGGGCTTTAATTATTTCGCTTTATGTTCTGTAGGGATTATGTCATCATCCGAGCCGCCTATGAACATCGGTGCAACCCACTTTAAAATCACCTTACGGGAGTTATCTTTTTCGCTACCTATCCAGTAGTGGTGATAATGACCTCGACGTGTGTGAGGCCGTTTAGGTGTGTGATTTCCGATGCGGTCAGCCTGAGAAATATCGTCATCATCATAGCAGGCAGGAGCCCCAATCTGAGCTTCATTGTGTTTTCTGATGATGTTTCCGATGCGGTATCCGACATCCCATGTTCTTGGCTGACTAAAGTCCCTGGTAACTTTTTTACCACGATAATACTTCTTGTTTCTGCACTGTGCTTCTTTATTTTCGGCGCATAAGTATAAAATCAACTGTAAATATTTTGCGGCAAGGTCACTTTGATATTTAACAAGTTCTTGGTCTATAATGTAACTGGGGGCGTTGCGTTTGATTTCGGCAAAGGCTTCTTTTATGCCGTCAAGCACCGAACCGTCCTTGACAAGATGCACGGCTATACTTTCCGTAAAGCCTTCTTTTATGGCTGATAATATGCGTAGCTCAAAATTGTATGTGCGCATATCTTGCTCAATCCACGCAAAAAAGCCGTTTTTTTCTTCGTATTGTATCCATACGCAGTGGTATGGAATAGAAAAAAGCACTTCAATTGGAATTTCAAGTTCGCTGTCAGCTTGTGACATTAGCATATCGGCGAGGTCTTTATCAAAATTATATATTTCCTTGTGTTTTTTCCACGAATACAGAGCGGCACACACAGAAGGGAAAAGCCCACCTGCGCCGATTTTCCTGCCAATTGACAGAGTTGCAGAAATAGGCATAAGGCAAATATCGTGCCAATCCCTCAATTCAACGCCTTTTCCTTTGCGAACATAATCGCAAAGGGGGAATGCATCAGGATATTCTTGCTCGAAATCGTGAAGTAATTTCAGCGGTAACGGCTCGTTTTTTGATATTTTTTCCATTTTTTCTCCTTATTTAAACGCCGACCATATCGTCGATGATTGCTTTAATGGTTTTGCCGCTTTGGCTCTGTATCTGCTGTAATTTTCGCATAGCACTCGCAGAAACAGTCAGAGTAGCGTCAGCACCGCTGTCAGCATTGCCGAAGATAGCTTCGTACTCGCCGCCGTCTAAGTGATCTTCCGCCCACTTCTTAGCCTGCTCATAAGTCATCGGTATGATTTTTTCTCCGTGTGTCCAGCCGTCAGGCTCACGCTTGCGATACGGAGATGCCCCGTGTCCTTCTCCGTGTATAAAATAATTTCCTGCTTTCGTTCGATACAGAGTTTCCTTGTAATATTTAAAATCGCTGACTGCATACGGTGCGTTCCATGAAGCTAAATACTTCGCTGTTTCTGTGTTGTATCTTGCGCCTTTTATGACTTTGTACATAATCTTGCCCTTTCTGCCTCTGCCCAGTTGCAGAGGCAAGTGATTTTGTATCTTAGTTTTCCTGCTCGCTTAACTTTTTTATTGTGTACTCAGACGGCGCAAAGTACAGATAGCCGTTTTCACCGTTTTTGTACTCGACACGGATGATTGTGTCTTCGTTGGGATTTTCTTCTTCGTTCCATAAGGCAATCATCTCAATATAGTTTTCCTGCTCGTCCTTAGGAAGATCTTTTAAGCGGACTATCTTTTTTGAAAATCCCTTTTCCGTGAGGTATTTTTCATCTTCCGCATTATCTTTGCGGCTTTCTTCGTTCCACCAGTACTCGTATTTTCCCATGCCTGTGATTTTGAGCATCATTTCTTCCCACATTTTATGCGACCTCTGAAGAGCATTTTCACGTTCTTCGGGGCGTGTCCAGTTTGGCGGACAAATATATGTCGGAAGCTCATAAATATTATCTTTGCCGATTTCGTTCAGCTCGTATTCGGTGACAGTATAGACGTGTTTGTCCATTTCGCCGGAAGTTATCCACTTGTAGTACTCTACTGCCTCCTGAGGGTTGTGTGCAAGAACTGTGTTCCAGAAACGGTAGCCGTCACTGCCAAAGTTTAGTTCATAAACTTTGTATCCGCTGAGATCCCACTCTGTGTAGTGTGGGGTTGAGAGCTTAGGATTGAGATAAGTGTCGTCCGAAAACGTACCTGCAAAATCATCGTATTTGCGTGCGAAGTAGTTTCTTTCTTCATAATATTTCTTCATGTTAGTTTTCCTTTCTGCCTTAGTCTTCGTTTTCCGTCAGGTCTTTTCCGACCGTAATCTTCTGATACCACTTGCCGTCACTGTCTTCGACCAGCTCGCTTGCCTTGATGACCTGCCTTAATCCGTGAGCGTAAGTGCCGATGTTGCTCGTTGTTCCTCTCCAGCCGTGATAACGCTTTATTTCTGCGTTCATATTGCCACTGATGCCGTCATCAGAATTGCGTACAATTTCCCACCATATATCACCGCTAAGCTCGTTTGTCTTTTCCACAAGCATTACCTTTTCGCCGACTTTTACGCAAAACGCTTCATCGTCATACGGAACAAATCTCTTTAAAGTCTTCTGTGTCATGTTTTATCCTCAACTTTCTCCGGGAGTAAACCGCTCCCAGTCGGTTATTTTTTTAACTTATTTGCGTTTAGCAGCCCATTCTTCTTCTCTTTTTCTCTGTTTTTCTAAGCCTTCTGCGCTTAACCTTCTCCACATATAACGCTCTTTATCCCAGCCGAAGCCCTTGCTTTTTATAAGTGCTTTAACGTCGTATGTTTTTCCTTCGACGCTTTTTACTGCGTCCCAGTTAATACCGACGCTCTGAGGCTCGATGAACTCTCCTGATTCATCTACAATAGTTATACCGTGCTTTAATACGGTTTTGGCAGTGGCATATTTGCGGCTCTGCCTGTCAAACTCATCGGGACGAGCTGATCTCAAAGTCAGGTGACCTTTGTCATCGGTTGTTGCGGAGAGCACATACTCTAAGTGATTTCCGTTATAAGTAAGCGTTAAGGGGTCTTCGTTTATAAGCGTCTTGTCTTCTGAACGGTAGAAGTTAACGTAATGGAAAAGCTCCTCGGCGTAGCTGTCAACATCTTCGATGCCGTCCATTTTTGCTACAAGGTATTTGACACCTTCAAGTGTGGGGCGCAGACCAGTTAATTTTCTCCACTCGTTCTTGATGTTCTCTGCTTCTTCCATCCACTGTTCAGCTGTTTTTTCCATTATGATTAACTCACTTTCTGCTCTGCCGAGCTTTTTTTATTTGTTTTGAACTCTTTCGTTCTCTGTGTCTATATTATAGCACGCATTTCGTGTAATGTCAAGCGTTTCGTGTAACGCAAAACACAATTTGTAGATTTGCACAATAAAACCAGCTTTGATTTGTTTGATTTCACGAAATTTGCCGTTTGCCGCAAAAAAAATAATATCGAATACCGTTATTATCTATCTGATGTAGTTCACTGACCTATAAATTATGTAGAATTATAGAAAGGAGGAACTACATATGATAAGATTTTTACTGTCTACGAAGCTCGGCGAAGCTAAGTGGTCGCAGGCGGATCTTGCAAGGGCTACCGGTATCAGACCGAATACTATCAACGAGTATTATCATGGCATTGCCGAGCGCATCAGCCTTGAGCATCTTGACCTGATATGCGAGGCGTTACATTGCCAACCGTCTGAGATTATAGAGTGGGTACCGAATGACCCGCCGCGTACAAAAAGCAGAACAACCGGCAAATAATTTTAAAGCACACCTGGAATTCTTCGGGTGTGCTTCCTTTTTTGCTTATTTATCATTGACATCACGGTGGAACCAATTCTTCTGTACCTGCATCGTTCCCGGAATGATCCCTTGCGACCTCACTGTATTTCCCGTGATGACACGGTAGCTGTCCCCTCTGCCTGTTGCGGTAAAGCAGGTCGTAAAGCCCTTTTCTATACCCTTAAGATACACTGTAAGAGTGCCGTGGATATAATCGGCTCTTATGACCAAGAGCCATATCGGATCGCTTGTGAAATCAAGAAACCTTTCTGCGTTTTTTCTGATTTTATCCGTTTCGAAAACGGATCTGTCGCTTGAAATTTCCTGCGACAGCTTTTCTATAATACTGTCATAGTACGATTTCTGCTCGATAAGCTCCTGCTGTGTTATCAATCCGTCCAGCATAAGATCAACCGCACGGCGTTTTTTGGCATTGAGCGTTTCAATCTTTCTTCGCAGTGCAGGAATGTCGGGCTTGTCTGTTCGGGGTAAGCCCTTTATTACTGCGTTTATGACGGATGTTTTGTCGATGGGTATTTCGGTGAAAATACGCTTAACGCAGGCTTTTAGGGCGGTCACGTTAAGCGTTTCGTTGTTGCAGGATTTTCCGCCGATTCTCCCCGAGCAACGCAGGGCGTGGTATATCTTGCCGTTTTTCAGCGTTTTTACACGGGATACCATCACACTGCCGCACACACCGCAATATACCTTTCCGCTGAAGACGTATCGGTCGCTGTGGCGGCTTGTGTCCGTAGGCTTTCTCCGGCTTATCTCGGCTTGGGTCTGCTCCCACAGCTCACGGCTTATTATCGGTTCGTGATGATTTCTTATATAGATATGCTCCGAGCTGTTGAGCCTTTTCTTATGCGTGAGAAAATCCGGAGTGCAGGTCTTTTTCTGCTCAAGGTCGCCGACATATTTTACATTTCGCAGTACCTTACGGATAAACGCACCGCTCCACCTTCCGCCGTTGACGGTTCTTATCTGCTCGGCGTTCAATCCGTCCGCTATGCTTTCTGCGCCCTTTAAAAGCACGGTATACTCTGTGAAAATACGCTTTACTATTTCTGCCGAATCCGCATTGACAGTGATTTTGCCGTCTTTTACGTCATATCCGAGACAGCTTCTGCCGAACACTACGCCCTGTTCCATTTTCCTTTGCTGTCCCCATTTTACACGCTCGGAGATTTTGCGGCTCTCCTCCTGCGCTATCGTTGCCATTATAGAAAGTCTAAGCTCGCCGTCGCTGTCACGGGTGTCTATATTATCGTTTATAAAGATAATACCTACGCCCTTCGCCCTAAGCATACGGGTGATGTTAAGGGTGTCTACAGTGTTTCTGGCAAAGCGGCTGACCTCTTTTGTAAGGATGATATCTATACCGCCGGACACGGCAAGGGAGATCATTTTGTTGAAGCCGTAACGGTTGAGCGTTGTCGTGCCGCTTGTACCCTCGTCATAGAACACTCCGACCAAAGTCATGGAGTCCGAATTTCTGATATAATCATCAAAGAACGACCGCTGTGAAGCAAGTGAGCCGGATTGCTCGGCACGGTCGGTCGAAACACGGCAATAGGCTGCGGCTCTGAGCTTATTCATCGTCTGCATCCTCAGGAACCACAGCTGATGCGTCACGTTGATGATTTATGATGATTTTAACAATCTGCCTTGTAATGATTTCTATCTCTGCTTCGGTTATTTCCATAATATCACCTCGCAACAAAATATTCTTACATTGTTTGTACATATTCCTGTTGCTTTTTGCTAAATGCAGTGTTATAATTTAATAGGTAATATTTGGCGGGAGGTGTTGACTTGCAGAAAAAGGCTGTAAAGGATAACGCTAAAAAAAGCAAAATACTCAGTGCGGCGGCAAACTGTTTTATGGCAGACGGATTCGAGGGCACTTCAATAAGGCAAATAATGAATGAGGCAGGTGCTGAGGTCGGTCTGTTCTATTACTATTTTAAGTCAAAGGATGATATATACAGTGCGTTTATAGAATCACTGTTCATGGATTATAGAATCAAGATAATCGGAATGACGGAAAAAGCCGTAAGATCGCCGTATACTTCTTTTATCGATATATTCGGATTGTTTGCGGATGAAGCTGAACGCTTCCGCAATGAATTTGTAGGGAAAATGCACGAAAGCACGCTGAGAGATATTCGTGACCGCTCGCTTGAAATATCCGTCCCGTACATAAAGCAGATTATTGAAGTGCTGATAGAATACGGTGCAAAGCCGCTGATAAGCACGGAAGAGCTGGCTATAATAATGACATACGGGATAGGCAATCTTTTTTTGCGTGACAAGGAATCACGGCTTGCCGGAACGGATAGGGAAAGTATGAAAACGACCGCACTTCTGTTCGGGCTTGACCTTGATTATGTTTCGCTTACCCTGCCACGCATCCCTTATGCTGAGGAAGCAGAGAAAATAACGGCTCTGGCTGAGCTTTGCAGTGAGAATTTTGCTGACTACAATGCCGAAAGAATGGCAAGGCTTATAAAGAAAAGAATGTCAAGCGGCGAGATATTTGTTATAGCACACAAAAATAATATCGCAGGCTTTATTATGTTTTCGAAGAAGAACAAAACGATAGATCATATCGCCGTGTCTCCTGACTACAGGCGTATTGGTATAGCTTCAAGGCTTATGGTTACGGCTATGGCGCAGTTTGAGGTCGGGGAGGAACTGTCAGCCGTAACTTTCAGACAGGAACATCTGATGTCGGACGGGGTAAGCCGTATGTATAAGAAATTCGGCTTCGACAATGAAAAGAATATCGTTGTCCGTGGCGAGCCTCTTGTAAGGAGAACCGCTGTTGTACCCGAAAAGGCGATAATAACCGAATAAAGCGAAAGGGGCATAAAAAGGCTGCAGTATTTGATAATTGAAAAGGATGTGTCCAATGCCGAGTTGATGCAAAGCAAATATTTCGGATAATATCATTTTAGAAATATAAAATGGTCAGTATATGGCATTGGAAAAGCTTGTGAGTATTTGCGTGGCTATGGGCTGTACGCCCAACGATATTTCAGAGCTTTTGCCGGATAATATGGAGGAAAAATAATGGATAAAAAGAGAGTTGGTCAGATTAAGAAGCAGTTTGACCTTGTTATACATAGTGATGAAAACGCAAACATCGAATTTTGGTATGCCCGTGAGTTGATGTCCTTGCTCGGCTACGAGCGTTGGGAAAACTTTGATAAAGCCGTCTCTCGTGCAAAGGATTCCTGTGAAACCGGTGGTATAGAAGTTTCTGATCATTTTCGTGAGGTCACGAAAATGATTGAGACCGGCAAAGGCGCACAAAGAGCCGTTAAGGACTATATGCTTACCCGTTATGCCTGTTATTTGATTGCACAGAACGGTGACCCTAAAAAAGAAGAAATTGCCTTTGCACAAAGCTATTTTGCTGTCCAGACCAGAAAGCAGGAGCTGATTGAAGAACGCATCGCACTGATTGAGCGTACTGAGGCTCGTGGCAGACTGCGTGAATCTGAGAAGCGTCTTTCACAGAATATCTATGAGCGTGGTGTCGATGATGCCGGTTTTGGTCGTATTCGTTCCAAAGGGGATCAGGCTCTGTTCGGCGGTCACACTACACAGGAAATGAAAACTCGCCTTGGCGTGAAAGATAATCGCCCGCTGGCAGATTTTTTACCGACACTGACGATTGCGGCAAAAAATCTGGCAACAGAAATGACTAATTATAATGTGGAGGAAAAAGACTTAAAGGGCGAATGTGCTATCACCGGCGAACACGTGCAGAATAATCTTTCTGTGCGTGAGATGCTCGGTCAGCGTGGAATCAAGCCGGAAGAACTGCCGCCTTCCGAGGATATCAAAAAATTGGAGCGGCGTGTAAAATCGCAGGAAAAGAAATTGGCGGCACAAGCGGGGAAACTGCCTGAAGAAAAAGCAGATGCGGGCGTAGACGACGGCGAATAAATCGGAACTGACCCGGTACGGCAAGGATGAGCCGATCAGAGCCGAGCCTCTTGTAAGGAGAACCGCTGTTGTACCGGAAAAGGCGACAATAACCGAATAAGGCGAAAGGGGCATAAATGATGCTCCTTTTTATTTAACCGCAGGCTCTGCAATGATGAAAAAAGCCCGAAATGCTGCCGATAATGAAATAAGTCTTGAAATTTGCGGCGATTTAGTATACAATATAATAAGTAACGCTGTAAATCAAACGTATGTGCCTTGCACAGCGGAAAGGAAAATAAATGGAAAAAGTAATCAGCTTTTTAACAAATAA